ATGGCACCCCCGATTTATGTCGACCCGGTTGCCCTCGATGGCGCCGGTAGAACGGTCTCCAGCTCGGTGGGCGGGTGGGGCTCTGCGCTGTTGGCATTGCAGTCGGCGCTGTCGAGTTCGGCCGGTATGGGTGGGGATGACCCCGCCGGAATTGTGTTCGCGCGGTCGTATGACTCGTCAGCCAAGGAACTCCTTGAGGCGATGGTGGACGTGTCTAACGGTGCCGGGCGCGCCGCTGACGGCATCCGGGCCTCGGCGACCAACTATTCGCGTGCCGAGGTGGCGTCCAACATCGACGGCAAGGGCGGCGACCCACTGCCCGCCGCCTCACCCACTCCCTCGGTGAAGGCCGGGACCCCGCCGTCTGCGGTGGGTAGCGATGTTGGCGACCCACCCGGTTGGTTCCTGGTGGAGCCGTTCATCGGAATGATTTGGCCCAATGGTGATTCGGCGAAGCTGCGCGCTGCTGGCGCCGCGTGGACGGCTGCTGGTGCGGCATTCACCGCTCAGCAGGCCGGACTGGCGGGGGCGCAGGCAACCGCGCAGGCCCAGCAGATACCCGAGGGCCCCAAGATCGATAGCGCGTTCAAGACGATAGACGGTGCTGTCGGCGAGGTCGGCGGCATGTGCAGCACCATGGGCACCAAGCTCAATGACTACGCGGCCAAGATCGATACGGCGCACGCATCGATACTGGACCTGTTGGCCCGCTTAGTAAATCCGCTGACCGGCGCCAAACAGGTCGTGGACTGGATTACCGGCGAAGACGACGACGAAATAAAGAAAATCGCCGCCGACATCCGCAATATCGTCAACCAGTTCAAGTCGGAAGTGCAGTCACTCGCGCTGCTGCTGGCACCGATCATCCAGGGCGCATCGATGGTCATCGACACCCTAAAGTCGTTGGTACAGATGCAAGTTGAGCTTTTCGGTGACGAGATATACAACACCGTGGCCCCGCTAGTGAACGCCACTGCATCCTTGGGGCAGGCCATGATCGACAACCCCGGCCAGACAATCCAGATGGCAGCTGGGGTCGGCATGATGGCGGTCGGCTACGACATGATGGCTGCGGCAGGCGTCGGTGAAGTCTTTACCGGTGGGGCTGCCACGCCGGTCGCTGCGCCTGTTGCTGTTGCTGGTGCGGGCTTGCTCGCTGGTGGCGCGGTCGTCGCCATCCCACCAGCCCTCGACCTCTCGAAAGAGGCTGCGGTCAACGGTGTGACGGTGATGGAGGCCAGGACTGGACGGCCCGGTGAGGGCGTCAACCGTGGCGATGACCGCGATTCCATTGGCACGTTCACGGGCCGAGGCGGGACAGCGCGGGGATACGGTCGCCAACCAGAAGCCGAGGGTATTGATCGTTATCGGCGCGCCAATCCAGACGAGTGGGTGAGCACTGAGCGGCGCAAGGCTAATGTCGATGGGGTCGAGAATGGCCGTTACTACGATGGTTTGGCGCAGAAGGCGGACGGCACTTACAAGGGCATTGAGGTCAAATCTGGAGATGCCACGCGCAATGCAGAGCAGCGGGCGTTCGACTCGGCCGTGTCTCCCCAGAATCCGGCCTACGTTACGATCACAAACAGGAGCGGGGAAGTCGAGACGGTGAAAGTTACCGAGGTAGAGGTAATTAAGGTGGCTGGCGAATGAGTCTTGAGCGCAATGGTTTTCAGATGCACACATACACCACCGACAAAGACTTCATCATGTGGATGGGTGCCGAGCCAGGGAAGGCGCACCGGCAGATCGAAATAAATGTCAACTCGATCGGTGAAGATCGGGATGGCGTCACAGACGTGGCGTTCTCGATTTACAAGGTTCCCGATGGCACTGAGTACGACGAGTTTCCATATCCTCGCGAGTGGATTCAGACTTGCGGGGCCACAACCGAACGTCTGACAGTCGAAGTCCGCCGCCAAGAGTCCGATGGCGTTTGGCGCATGTACACCATCGGACGGCCTTCTGCGGCAAGTGAATCCGAGCAGTCAGAGACCGTCTACAACGGTGACAACGCGTATCTGGTGCGACCGTCAGAGGTTCTTACAGCTGCCGAAGCTATCGAGCTGTTCCAGCACTACTACGACCACCTTGACGTTGCGCCGGGCTGGCACCTGCGCGAGCAACCCGAATTCGCCGACGCCGGGTAGCGCATAGCCAAGGGCCCGCATGATGACGGTTCCCTGTACGTGTGCTGTGAGCGGCGCGTACGCTTTCCCCCGGTCAGGGGTATCGAATCGAGGGGAAGGTCTTCGCTCATGTCAGCACCACAGTCGGCGGCACCGGGTTGGTATCCCGACCCATCAGGCGCGCCAGGGCAGCGCTATTTCGACGGCACTAACTGGACCGTCACGGCGCCACCGCCGCCGCCCGCACCGCCCCTGCAAGGCCAGGACGGTGCACTGTACGTGCGCCAGCAGACGGCGCACTCACTTACCAAGCATCTGCTGTTCGGCGTCTTCATCTGCTGGCTGAACGTGGTGTACATCTCACTCAGCAAGAACCACTACTGGAAGGCATAGCCTCACCAATGCGCGAACCAGTCCCGCCCCAGGCATTGCCGAAGGCGGGGCTGGTCGCATGTCGTCGGCTAGTCGCCTCGCTCCCAATGGCTCCGATATTCGCGCGCCGCTGCATGTGTGGCCAGCAGTGCGGCTGCGACCGCAGGTGCACTGTCGACCGGCAGCCGTGATGGAATGTCCACGATCACCAATTGATCTGCGTTATCGCTGATACGTATCTCCCCGTACGCCCAGCCTTGACCCAGGATCGGAACCCGGACGGTGCGGCAGCCGTACTCGTCTGTTTCTACTGGCGGCAGTGAAACTATCTGACATCCTTTGTCCCCCAGTTTGTCTAGCAGCGTCGTTGCGACATGACCGGCGATGTCATCTTGTGAATAGACCCTGGTCTGGTAGTGGCCGTGGCCGATCGTTTCTTTGTAGGTCCAGCTAAAGAAGTTCGGCATCTGCGCGATAATCTCGCGAATGGCCCTCTTGGCGTCCATGGGCTAGTTGTACGCCCAGGGGCCGACAGTGCGCGCCGCTCGGCCTACAGCCGCCCCTCCAGCTGTGCAGGAAGCGGCGGCACGTTGCCGTGGGCGCCGCCCTGAATCCACCGCCGAAGTTCGCGCAGGTGAGCCAGGGCAATGCCTAGAACCTTCTGCTCTTCGGTCAGCCGGTCCTCAAGCGCTTGGACGCGGCCACCAAGTGCGCCGATGGCGGCGTTGTGGGCTTCGCGCTGCTCGGCCATGGCGGCGGCGAAGGTCTCGCGCTGCTCAGTGGCGAAGGCTTTCCAGTCCGCAGAGCTGTTGGCGTCCTTGGCGTTCCAGCGGTCTACTAGTGACTTGATGGCGGTGCCGATGACGCCGCCTGCAAGCAGGCTGACGGCGAGTTCAAGCCACTGGTCGAGGGTCACCGGTTGGTCTCGTCACTCTTGGGCGAGCCACCGCGCGGAATGTGGGCCGTTGCGATGGCCTGACCGCCGACGACGAACACGGTCGAAATGAGGTTCAGCCACAGCGGGGCTGCTTGTTCGTCTACGACGTTGTAGTAGAGCATGAGCGAAAATAGCGCCACGGCAACGGCATACAGCCAGAGCCTTACTTTCGGCGTGAGCAGTTGTCTCAACTTCTCAATCATCATCCAAACCTCAATCTTGCAGTAGGTATTCGACGGCGGGCGCTGTGTCGTAGTTCAGGTGCGGCCCTGTGCGTTTGACGAAGAACAGACCGGCGTCCAGGACGGCTTTGGTGAGGGCGAATAGCTCGATGGCTGGACGCTGCACAATCTCAACGACTTGCGCCAGGATGGAATCGGGGCCGGTGAAGACCCGTTGACCGATGACCACCTTGTAGATGGACGTTTTCATTTCGCCGGAGTCGCCTTCGACATCGGTGTACATGTCGCCCTGGTGGGCGTAGTTACGCCACCAATGCGGGGTATCGAACATCAGCTGATCAGCGATGCCGTGTGACTCGGGTCCGGGTGCCTGGCCGTTGGCGTCGCCATAGGCTTTACCCTTCTCGCGCATGGGGTTACCCCATGCCACAGCCTTTTTGATCTTGCCGTATGCCCAGTGCAGGCGTCCGGTGAGCGGCCTAATATCGAGTTCCCATACCAGCGCGATGATGATGGCGCCTTGTGAGAAGCCGCCGAGCGCGCCGCCGAAGCGCTCCACCTGTAGGCGGTGGATGGTGAGCTGGTTGACCAGCTCTTCGCGGCCTTCATCGATGGATGTGCCCATGGGGAACGGGGCTGCGCGGTAGCCGATGGGCTGCCATCGGTACTTGCGCTCCACGGCCCGTGCGGTGTCGGCGTCGGGGCCGACCCACCAGGGCACGCCGGTTCCGCAGACCGTGAACAGTACAGGCCGCTTATCTTCGGACACAGGGCGTTTCAGGTAGCCCATGGCGTATTTGGTTTCCAGGTTGATCACGCCGGGTGTGAAACTTCCTGGGGCGAGCTTGCCTTCGCTGACGTAGATTCCTTGTAGCTCGGTGATGATCGCCGTCAGCTCGGGGGTGAACCTGGTGGTGCCGGGCGTGAGCAGGTCATCGAATCGGTCCCACTTGACCCGGATGAAGTCGATGATCTTGCCGACTTCGGGGGAGTCGTCGCCCTCGCCGAGGCCGACGTATTGGCCGCTCAGGTACATGGTTACGCCGCCTTCTTGTTGGTGATTTCGGCGATGGCATCGACCAGGGTCTTGCCGCCGAGCTGTGGCCAGCCGTTGTCGCCTGGGCCGCGCAGTTGGTCCCAAATCTCTTCGAGAAGCTGACGGTCAGTGCGGGGGTTAGCGGGGCCGGGCAGAACCGGGGGAGGCACCACCACGGGCGGTGTGGGCGGGGCCGCCGGGTCGAATTCACCGCGCACGTCCTTGGCGATTTCGCCTCGGAACCAATTCATATCGATGTTTCCGGGGTCCCATTTGCCTTGTGCGGCACCGGCATATTCCTTGTGGCCGATGTTGTGGCTGACATCGACGCCGAGCTTTGTCGTTAGCGCTGCGGCCACATCGCGCATGGCAATGATCTGCGCGTCAGGCCAGCGCTGGCCGGGATCGTAGGAGCCGTCCGGCTTGATGTCGGGCCAGGCGCATTCGATGCCGATCATGTGCCAGTTGGCGTTGTTGGTCGGCAGCCACGGGTAGGAGCCTTGGCCCGCATGCCAGCAGACGCCGACCGCGACGATCGTGACCGTGCCGTCCGGCGCGATGTGAATATTGGACAGCGGCCCCGGCAAGTCGGGGCGCCCGTTGCGAATCGACTGTGCCGACTCGCGGGAATTGCCGGTGTGGTGCCACATGAGGCCACGAATGTCTTTGAAGTCGCCGTGTCCGGCGTTCTGCCAGCCGGGTAGCGTCTTGAGCCGATCGCCGAGCGCCGGGCGTAGAACGTCCTCAAGCCAGATCGGGTCGCCTGTCCATGCCATGCTGTTGCCTCCGGGTGGTGTTGGTTCGTCGTCGGATAGGGCGCGGCGCAGCACTTCCCAGGCTTCGGCCCACTTCTGCGCGTAGCGGTCGGGGTAGGAGCTGCGCTGGACGCGCTGTGCCATTTGGCCGGCAAGGGCGGGGTTGTCTGCGGCCCTTCGGTAGTCGTCGGGGAGCCGGTCAAAGAACATGCCCACTGAGCGGGCCAGGGTCATGCGGTCGTAGGCGGTGCCCCACCACGGCTCGCCGTTGGGGCCCGGCTGCTGCTGTAGGTACCCCGATGAGCGGCTGTCGTCCGAGGTGGAGTCGTGCGGATAGTTCATGGTCTCTTCGTCACGTGACGGGTTGGCCGGGCACCACCACTGACGTTCGCCGTTTTCGTCGTTGGCGCCGACCTCGGTGGAGATGGTCATGAGCGCGATGGCGCTGGCCAGCTCATCGAGACCCTTGTCGAGCGCGACGGCGTGCACTTCGCGTGCCACCTGCTCGCGGGTGCGCAGCGGCTTGGCGTCGAACTCTACGAAGCTCACAGGGCCAGTCCCAGCCTGCGGGCGGTGTCGCGGACTTTCTCGACCAGTGGGTCGATGATCCGGTCATCGACATCGCCAGGTATCGCGTCAGTGATCTTGTCGACCCCGGAAGTAGCAGTGTTGCCGACTGTTTCGGCGATGGCGATGACTACCGCCTTGATGATCACCGGGATCTGCTGACGAATCTCGTCAACGACTGCGTGGCGAATTGGGTCGGTGATGTATGTCTTTATGAAAGCCATAGTTGTTGCCTCTCTTGTTAGTACGAGCGCCACCGAAGCCAGATACGCGCTGGCCCGCCTGTGCCGCCCTTGGTGAAGCTGCCGAAGATGCCGCCGTTGCCTCCGGCGCCGCCTGCGCCGATCCCGCCCGTACCGGCGTTGCCGGTGCCTCCGCTGCCTGCGGCGAATGTCTCTCCGAAAGCCGAGAGCGTTTGGGGGCTGATGGTTTTGCCGTTCTGGCCGCTGCCACCGGAGTTGGCGCCTTCGCCGCCCAGACCGCCTGGGGCGGACGCGATGAGCCCGCCGGGGCCGTTGATCGATGTTGTGCCGCCGGGGCTTCCGGGTGCGCCTTTGCCGCCGCCCTCGGTTTGACCGCCTATACCTCCGGCGCCCAAGGTCAGGGCTAGCGAGCTACTGGGGGCGATGAATGTGCCGGTGAGCCATGTGCCGGTGTATCCGCCTATTCCAGATCGGCTGAGACCGCCTTCACCGGCACCACCACCGCCGCCTGCGGGCAGGATCACGTAGTCAGCCCAGTAGGCCCACGTGGGCGGTAGGACGGACTGAGATTCGGCGAACAGGTCGGTGCGGGGGTCGCTGGCCCACACCTGCACATCGCCGAGACTGATTCCGTTGATGTACTTATTCACGGGCCCGTCGACGCCGCCGATGAGCAACGTATCGCCAATGCTGATGGGCATTTACGTCGCCCAGATGTAGATGGTGTTGCCGTCCCGTGGGGTTGGCAGCATGTCATATTGAGCCTTGGTGCCCGCCCACACCGTCAGGGAGGTGGCGGTGCCGTTGACGGACCCAACGACTCTGCCGGTGCCGAGCTTGGACACGTCGATGGCTGCGTTCGCCGCGACCTTGACATTGGTCACTGAGCTGTCCGTGGGTACGCGGGTATCGCCCAGGCGAGCATCGTTTCCGGCGCAGGCGGTGGCGGCGGTTGTGCCGGTGGTCGGCGGGAAGGTGGACGGCTTGCCGATGATTGCCGACCAGGCCACTGCCAGTGCCGACTTGGTTACCCATCCCATCGGCTACTGCAATTCGTAGATGACGCCGGATGTCAGGTCGAGATAGGAGTCCCCGACCTGCTGTCCGGTGATGGTTCCCGGTGCGCCGTTTCCGGTGGTGATGCGTGCCCCGCGTGGGCCGGTTGCCCCGGTGGCGCCTGTCTGGCCTGCGGGCCCCTGATTACCGGCTGGACCGGCAGGCCCTTGCGCCCCGGTGGCACCGGTATCGCCCTTGACGCCTTGAATGCCCTGGGGGCCGGTGTCGCCCGTATCACCCTTGTCGCCCTTGGGGCCTTGAGTGCCTTGTGCGCCGGTAGGCCCCTGCGGGCCGCGAATCGATACACCCGCACCATTGGCCGGGAAGGCTGTGCCGTTCCAGATGTACAGCCTGCCGTCTGCTTCAACGAAGTAGCCTTGGCCGTCGTTGTCCGGGGTGAGGTCGGTGGGCAGAGCCGCGTAGTTGGCGACGGTGCCCGCAATGCTGATACCGCGTCCGTCTTCACCCTGGGGGCCTTGCGAGCCGGTGGGGCCTTGAGCCCCTTGCGGTCCGGCTGGTCCCTGAATGCCGGTGTCGCCCTTGGGGCCTTGGATACCCTGCGGCCCTTCGGGTCCAACGTCGCCCTTGGGTCCTTTGATGCTTCCGCGCTGCTCCCATGCCATAGTGTTGTCTCCCTTGCTATTTGAGTTCGTAGGTGATGCCGGTGCTGACATCGATGTAGAGGTCGCCGGGCTTGGCGCCAACGATCACGTCCGGTTCCCCTGTGCCGTACCAGGTGGCTACACCGGAGAAGGCTGGGCCTGGTTCGCCCTGTGCGCCTTGCTCTCCGCGTGGTCCTGGTGGGCCGGGCACTGGTGTGGCTATCTGCTCGGATCGCTTTGGCGCGGCCAGTGTGAGCTTGGGGCGGCTTGGCGCGGTCAGTTCGATGACCGGCACCGGCTCGGTATCGATGACTAGGCGGGGAAGCTCAGTCATCGCGCGCCACCCGGCATTTCGCCCATGGCAGGCTGTCGCCGTTGGGGTAGCTCGACGGGTAGGTGATGGTCAGCCGCGCCTCGGCTTTGGCTGGAATCTTGTCGGCGATGGGCGACTCAATGCGGATGAATACACCGTCATCGGTGATGGTCGGTTGTATTGCTGTGCCGTCTATTTCGGTACCGGCACGGACCGCCGCCATGTCCGGGTAGAACCGCAGATCGATGGTGGTGCCTGCCGGAAAGATGTCATGAATGTTCGGTGCGGTGCCGTCATCGTCAGCCTTGAGGCGCAGCAGCAAGATGAAGTCCTGCCGGACCGATAGTGTGATATTCAGGTCGGGGTCGTAGCCGCCAATCAAAGGTGAGGTCATGCGGATTCCCTTGTTTCGTAACCCATTCGATAAAGCGCCTGAACGTGCGACGTACAGTCGTTGATTCGGCACAGCGGCGTTAGCCCATTGGCGGGGTTCATGTCAGCGTCAAGCACGGTTCCGCCCTCGTCGGCCAGGAACACGTCAACGTGTCGTGGCAGATGAGATTCGATGACATGAATCGGTAGGCCAAGGCCTTCGCGTAGTGTGTTCAGGCTCTCGCCAGAGGGCACAGTGATTAGAAGGTGCCACGTCTTACTGCCATCGCTACACCGGTAGTGGTTGGTTTTCGGGCAGAATTGCGGCAGAAACTCTGAAACCAATTCAGCTGTAGTCATTTACATCACTTCCAGAACACCCATAGGACACCGCTAGCGCCGGGACCACCTGAGCCTCCCGACCCCTTGCTGCCAGTGCTCCATCCGGCACCGCCACCTCCGCCGCCACCGCCGCCTCCGGGGTAGCCTCCAGCTCCACCGTCACCTCCGCGCCCCTGCGCGAGAGTGCCGGTTGGGTTTCCGCCGCCGCCTCCGCCGCCTCCAGCGCCGCCACATTTGATTTCCGCTCCTGCGGACACTGAGTCACCTGTGGTGCCCGGCCCGGCAGGCATAGCAGAAGGCGATCCGCCAGTTCCGCCGCTGGCAGCTGCCGATGAGGCCCCGGTACGCCCGGTGGTGCCGTAGTTGGCTGAAGTGCCAGCCTTGAACCCCCCAGTGCCGCCAGCACCGCCACTGCCGGGAGTTGACGACGTAGCCTGGTAGCCAAAATCGCCTTGGATGCCACCGGCTCCCGAGGTGGTCGTCAAGTAGGGCCCAAAGGACGTGTCATTGCCGTTGGTCCCGATCGTCACGTTGACGGGCCAGGTGATCGCGGCCGGATTCAATTTCAGGGCGAGGTATCCGCCGTTTAGACCGCCGGAACCGGCCACCCCTCCCGCCGATGTGGTCCCGCTGGAACCCGCATATCCATCGCTACCTGACCCGATTCCGATGACAACTAGGTCGGTTATGTTGGCGGACGGTCGATCGTATGTGGCGGATGAAGTGATTGTGTCCACCGTGTATCCGTTGATGACAGCTTGTTTGATCGCCGCGATAGTCTGCTCAACCTCGGCAGGGGTACCCGCCGCAGTGGACCCGCCGAACCAAGAGTTAAAGATGCTCTGCGCGACCTGAGTGACGTTGGAAAGTGCACTGCCAGCGGCAGACTGGGCGCTTGAGGCCGTCGACTGTGCGGAATTCGCGGTATTGCGAACCCCGGTGATTGCGTTGAACAGACCGGTAAGAAAGCTGTCATTGCCGCCGGGGTTGGTGCCGCCCTGGCTGCCGTGCAGGATGGCGTCGAAGGCGTTGCGTATCCACGTACCGGCATCGTTGGGGTCTGAATCTGGTCTGCCGGTGATGATTTCGAAGAAGTCACCCAGAACGGGGATGTCTTCTACCTTGTCTTGCAGGGTGGTGATGGCCGACTGAATGTTGGTGATGGCGCCCTGCACCGTGGACACCGCGCCCTGTAGTCCCTCCAGGATGTTCCACTTGCCGGTCAGAATTCCCGTCAGCGCGGCCAGGTCGATGCCGAACAGGCGCTTGATGCCCTCGACAATCATTTCGATGAAGCGGTCAACGCTGTCGCCTGCACCCTTGGTGAAGGCCATCGGATTGTCGAAGGCCAGCTTGGTGTTTGGGTTGTGGGTAAGCGGTGGCCCGACTTGGCGCCGGTCGAAGACGGCCATTAGACCGGGATCACCTGTATCGCCAGCTGCGCGTCGCGGGGTTGAAAGTTGTAGACGCCGAACAGGCCGTCTGTGTACAAGAACACCGTCAGGATGCGCTTTTGCCCCTGCGGGAATCTGCCGTACACGCCATCGGGGGAGATGGCATCTGAAGGTGTTTGTGGTGTCGAAGCGTGCGGGCTGATATGCAACATCTGCGAGGAGTTGCCGAAGCCGCGGGCCACCAAGATGCCGCCCTTGGGATCGGTGTTCGGCTCGGAAATGCGGACCTCGCAACCGATCTGGAACGGATCGAAGTCAAGGTCAACACCGTTGGTACGCAGGTGCCCCTGCACCCACAGGTTGTATTCCTGCGTCTGTTCGGGAATCTCGCGTGAGCCGATCGGGACCTTGGTGCCCACGGCCAGCGGCACCGACTGAAACGCGGCCTCGGGCATCGTGTACATGCGTGTGGCGAACGGGTTGGGGTCGGCTAGGACGAACTTGCTCTTGGTGGCATCCCAGGTGACGACCTGGCCTCCTGTGGGTGGCAGGGTGTCATCGAAGTCGAGCGCGTCGGCGATGGTGGCGTTATCGCCCTTGGGGCCCTGCGGGGCTGCAATCTCGAAATGCCAGCCAGGGTTGTTGGCGGTGCCGCTGACGGTGATCTTGGACTTGCGGCCCGCCAGCTGCTCGGCCCACGGGATCGACTCAATGGTGGGGGAGATGTTCGGCACAGGCCCGGCCGGACCGGCGGTGCCCATGGCCTTGACCTTGAATCCGGTGCCGTCCCACATGTAGACCTGGTTGCCGATCCACCAGGCCTTGCCGATGTCGTCGGGGGTGTCGGTCAGGGTGTTGGCCAGCTCTTCAAGCTCTTGCAGGCTGTCGATGGGTGAGCCGTATTGCATGCGGACAATGGGCGCCATCTCACCGTCATTGCCCTTGGGGCCGACCAGGGCGTCCATGGTGACCACCGCGTCGTCGCCAACCATTTCCATGGTGGCCGTGGTGGCGCCGGGTGTGTCGATGTCGGACACGTCGCCGTAGAAGTGCACATTGGCCAGCCGGGTGCCCAGATATACCCGGTCGCCAAGCTGTGCCTGTACCGGGTCGGCGGGTGCAGTCATAGTGGAGCCTCCGTCTGCTCGTCGTCTTGGAAAGTGATGCGGGTCTTCTGCCGCCAGCCCTCGGGCACGTCATCGACGGGCACACCGCCGAGCTGGCGAATCCAAAAGGCCTTGGCGTTGCCGGACAGGTTTTCGATGTCCTGCGGCGTGGTGGCGGTGTCGATTTCCTCGCGTACGTCATCGGGTGCATTGATGCCCACCCACTCCAAAGCGCCCTGGTGCTGGGCGCCTTCGACACGGCGGCTCTTGATCAGCGCCTCATCCTGGTGAAGTCGGAAGCCGCGCAGCGCAAGGTGATAGGCGATCATCGGCGCCAGATAGGACAGGTCCAATGTCTTGCCGTCGCGCATGCCGACCGCCACCAATGCGCTGGCTATCTGATGCATGGCCACGTTGGCGTTGTGCAGGTGTTCGGCGGGAGCGTCGGTGACCCGTGGGTCGGTGCCCATGGCCGCGCCTTGGTGAGTGCCGTTGACGTACATTAGAATTCGTCTCCACTTCCCATGAGCATTCCGACGACCGACCAGGCCGCTTGAAGTGTTCGCATCCCCTTGGCGGCGGGATCTTCTTCTTCGCCGTCCATGCCGATTGACAGCCCGTATTGCAGCGGCGTGGTCTCGTCGTAGGCCATCCGAATGGCCGAGCACTGGTCGGCGTGGATGACATCGACCAACTCAAAGCCCAGGCGGTCGCCGAGAGTGAAGTCGTAATGAACCAGCCAGGGGTAGCCGTTGACGACGTTTGTCTTAAAGCTGGTGTAAGGCCGCGTTTTCCAGTGGCCATCGCGTAGCGATTTGATACCGGATACGGTGTATGCCGAGCCTGAGCCCGCTTCCCAGTGTTCAAGGAAAGCGTGTGTGCCCATCTGGAATACACGCTTGATGTCCGTAAACCGTTGGTAAGCAAGCAGACTGTTGTCCAATTGGCCCTGATAGAGCTCTTCCAAGCCCGGTGTGCCGGGAACCTGTGCGGCAAATGGGCCTTGAGATATCAGCGCTGAGAGCTCTGATAGGGCGTACTTGATGCCAAATGTCTGGAGCTGGTTCACAATTGCCGGTGACTTAGAACCGGTCATGATGGTTCGGGCCTTGGCCTTGTGCACCGCCCTAACGGCGTCGATGATCGCCGAATGCTCCGTGTCGCGGAATATCACCTTTGGCGGCGCCGGGGCGACCTTGAGCCACTTACGAAATAGCGGATCGGTCTTGCCATCGTGGTCGGCGTCGACCGGAATAATGGTCTCGGTGATCATGTCGTCGGCCAGCGAGCCGATCAGGTTGATCACACCGTCGATGGCGGTGCCGGTCGGGCCGGTGACACCCGACTTGTCTTCTACCGCAAGGACAACGCAGTTGCGGGTGGGCCGGGTCAAGATGTTGTTGCCGAGCAGTTCGGACAGCTCCGTGTGTGGCGAGTCCTCATCCTCGGTCAGCCAGGTGTAGGCGCGGATGATGCATCCGGCGTCCTTGAGGATCGGATCGAAGACACTGTGCGCGTCGGTCCACCGTGAGGTGACAAAGCTCAGCCGCGACTGATCCAGGAACGGATTGACGAAAGCGACCTGCACCGGCCAGTCAAGCGGGCTGATGTTGGTGAGCTTGGTGCCCAGCCACACCGCCGGGTTGGCGATGTTGGTGATGATGTTGAAACCCGGCATGTACTGGCGGGCCAGGTTCACGAACAGTGTTGTGGCGCAGATGGTGCGGGTGTTTCCCGGCAGCAGCCACATCTTCGGCTGCTGGACCTCGGGCGGAAAGAACGGATTTGCGCCTAGGAGAATGTGTTCTAGGTGCTTGCGGTTGTGGATGAGCTGTAGTTCGACCAGGTGGATGCCGTCAGCGGTGCGCTTGATGTTGACCGATTCGACCTTGCCGCCCCAGCGGGTGCGCCACGACCGCTTGGTCGGGTTGGGGTCGATGGTGATGTGCAAGTCCTCTTCGGCGCGCACATCGCGGGTAATGAACTCGGTCAGCCAGTCGTTAGCCAGCAGCGTGATTGAGCCCTGCCCGGCCGCGTGAATCATCTCTTCGGCGTCAAGTTTTTGTTCAGCGGCAACAACGCCGATGAACTTCATGTCCTTGTCCCACAGGCGGATTAGTGGGCGCTGACGGGCCGAGTCGATGATGACCTGGCGGCGCCGATGCATGTAGCGGTACGCCTCACTGGGGCTGCGCACAGGATCGGGCGCAGCCAAAGTTGCCATCTAGAAAGCGGTCTCGTACTTCTGTGGCATGAAAGCGGTCACCTTTGCCTCGGGGTTGGTGTGGTAGACGGCGGTCGTAACCTCCGTCTCACGCGGGATGATGGATGCGAACCGCTGCCCACGGGTGCGGCGCCACGCGGGCAGCCCTTGGTCGCCCAGGTCATGCAGCAGCGGCAGGTAATCGAGGATTTCGGCCTGGCGCGCGAACCGGTAGAACACGTTGTCTACGGGCTCCTTGCTGGTGGTGAAGGTGCGGGCAGTCGGGTCGGTGTCGACCATGAGAAAGCCATCGCCGCTGTAGATTTCGGGACAGCGCACCAAGTTCTGTGTGAGGCCGTCCTGTATCCATGCCGTGCCGGTGCCGCTGATGATGAACTTCGGCCAGTCATCGATCTGGCCTTTGTTGACGTATTGGACGTGGGTCAGCCAGGCCTGCATGGGCAGTGCTTCGATGCCGTCAGTCAGGAAGTCTTCAAGGGTGGTGAACAGTGAGCCCTCACCGCCGACTGTAACCTTGGGCTTGGTGGCGTCGAAGCCAACGGTCTTGGAGCGGAACATCTTTTTGTAGGCGTAGGGGTCCGGGCTGACGACGTTCATCGTCACCTGGCGCATGTTGTTGCCGAACGCCACCGGGTCCTTTTTCATGGTCTCTGGGGTGGCGCCGCCGTCCAAAATGACCTTGAGCCAGCGCCATCCGGTCGAGCGGGTGAAGTAGCCCAACCATCCGTGCTGCGTCTTGGACCATGCGCGCTGCCACCTAGCCTCGGTGTTGCGGTAGATGGTCTCGGTCGAAATATTCAGGCGGGCCCGCACATTGGCGTTGGGGTTCAAGATGACGCCGAATGACTGCGTGCGCCGTTTGATGTCGGTGCGCTCCAGCCGTGAGCCGATCAGGTAGGGCCCTTCCGAGAACCGGTGATCGAACGGGACCGACATCGCGCCCATCAGTTCGGACTCCAGCACCGCCCCTTCGCGGCCGCGATGGTTACCGGCAAGATGCCACTTGCTGCCATCGACACCGATGTACAGCAGGTTGGTTTCCATGTTCTTAAGCTCTTCGGGCAGCCATTCCCAGCGGGTGAATTGCTCCCAGCCGGGGAACTTGACAGCGGCAAACACTGCTCCGGCAAGCTCATTGGCGTTTCCGCCCCAGCGGTAGAAGGGCGGTTGAATCTGGTTGTCGGCCGGATTCTCGCCCCAATGATCTGGCGCGGTGGCTGATTCGGTCATGCTCCCAGTCCTGCCGGTGCGTAGGTGCGCGTCCGTTCGTTTTGCTTCTTCTGGATGGACGTTTGAACGGCCTGCGGGTCCATGCCCTGATTGCCGTTGAGGTTGATTGAGTTGTCGATGGTGGTCGGGGCCGACATGCCTTGCTGGAAAGCGTTGGTGGCGATATCGCCAATGCCCGCGATAAGGCCACCGGGCCCGCCGCCGGGCATCACATTTTCTGCGGTCACCGTCGATGTCTGGCCCTGCGAGAACAAGCCGGTAAGGCTTGGCAGGCCCATGCTGTTCAACATGCCGCCGCCGCCCTGGCCCGGCCCACCGGCGCCGCCGCCGCCGAGTAGGCCGGTGAACATCTTCACCAGACCCCACTGCCTCGGATCGGAGAACAGCGAACCGTCAAACCCGAGGCCCTGAAACAAACCGTCGATCAGCCCTTGGCCGAGGTCACTGCCCGCCGCGCTGCCACCACCGCCGCCAAACGGTGAGTTCGCCATGGCGGCGTTGTATTCGTTTTGCGTCGCCGTCAGGTCATCGGTGGCTTGGGCCTGCTCACGCTTGGCCTTGGCCAGCCGATATTCGGCGGCGTCGCGCTGCTTCTGCGTGACCTTGCTGGGGTCCTTGGCGTTGAGTTCGTCCAGCGAGGCCTGCGCCTGCTGCACGGCAAAGTCACGATCAGACACACGGTCCTGCGCCTCGCGGACCCGGCGCGCGCCTGCGGCGCCACCGCCGCGACCGGATGACGAACCACCGCCGAAGAGGCTGCTGCCACCGGACATCCCGGAGGCCGAGGGCAGCGAAATACTGCTGGTGGGTAGGCCTACAGCCGCCGCGCCAGCGCCACGGCCCTTGCCGAGCATGACGTGAAGGTGGTCCATGTGGTTCTGCGTCGGCGAACCACGGTCATTCATGGCCTTGCCGTCTGTGAAAGACCCGCCGTAGCCGTAGCTGGTTTGGCGCCAGATGAATCCGTCCAGGCCGAGTTGTTCGCGGTTCTTGACCAGGAATCCCGCGACCTGATTGCCGAGCATCATGCCCTGAGGGGTGTCCCAACCGGGGACCATCACGTCAATGGCGTTGCCGCTGGAGTGCTCGCCGTAGCCGTCCTCAGCGCGGCGCCCGCCGATGTCATCGATCTGCGGCCACTGGCGCATGATCGTGGTGCGCAGGAAGTCGGCGCCAGGGTTGAGGCCCTGGGCGAAGCCAGGGATCATGGCGTGCAGCATTTCCGCCGGTGGCACCCATCCGGCGTTTAGCGCGGCCAGGATTGGGGCGCCGCCATTGCGCATGGCCGCCGCTGTCATGACACCTTCGCCATTGGACAGCCACGCCAAGATGGAGTCGCTGGTGCCGGTGCCCCGTCCGCTGACCTTGCCGCCTCCGGCGTAGCCCGGCGCGTTGCCGATCGGGCCACCGTCTTTGTGGCCGAAGATGCCGCCGAGGCCAGGCACCTTGGACAGGAAGCCGCTGGCCTTGTCAACGATGCCGTTCAAGCCACCAGCAACCCCGCTGATGACATCGGCCAGCGCCTTGAATCCGCTGATCATGGGCTTGATCACCACGTCAACGATGGGAGTGAGGATCTTGACCAGCCCGGTGAACAGTGGCGCTACCACCTTGATCGCCGCCGCAATGGCGGGAATGGCGGCGGTGCCCAGCTCGGCCAGCGGCGGTAGAAGGGGAATCGCCGTCTTGAGCAGATCGCCCATTGCGCCCAGAAGTGGGGGCAGCAGCGGCGTGACCTGCTGGAGCGCACCTGCGAAGGCGTTGGCGAATGTGCCTGCGACCTCGGCCAGTACGGGTGCCAGCTGGTCGATGACCGGCTTGAGTGCGTTCGCGAGCGCCGATACGACCGGGGCCAGGGCCTTGAATAGCGTCGACAGGGCCGGGGCGAGCGCACCGACCACCGCGCCGACCAGCTGTCCGAGCACAGGCAGGATCGGGGCCGCACCAGCCACCAGGTCGGCGAAGGCCTGCGCCAACGGCGCAATCGCCGGGGCGAGCGCTTGAATGGTTTGGACTACGGCCGGTCCGATGGCGCCCAGCAGGGTCGAGATAGGGCCCGCCAGTGAGGTCACCACGGGGGCAAGGGTCTTCATGACCTCGGCCAGGTTGGTGAACACCGCTTGCAGCGCAGGCGCGGCGGCAGTGCCCAGGCCGGTGAATGCGGGGATGACGGTGCCGAGCAGGCTTTGGCCGACTGTCTTGAGGATCGGCGACAGAGCGGCAAGGGCTTCCTTGGCTCCAGAGAAGAAGGCGCCCAAAGCATCTCGGCCCTCGGCGGAGTTCACGAAGTCGCGCATCGTCTGCGTCACGGTCTGCAACGAAGCCAGGAATCCGCCGCCCACGTCGTTGCCTGCGCGGAACACCCCGCCGATGATCGACCCCAGATTGCCTGTGATATCGGCGAGCTGGCCCATGGCATGAATGCCGGTCTGAATCCACTCAGTCATGCGGCCGCTTTCGCGCGCATTGCTGACGAACCGGGCGAAGGAATTGGCGGCGTTGGTGGCGCCCTGCGCCAGCTGCGGCATGAAGGTGGAGCCGACAGTGCCGATATCCAGCAGAGATTTGACGACCGGTGAAAGGGCCTGCGACAAGGTGTTGAATGCCGTCGCGCTGTTTCCGGTCAGTGTTGTCATGTCCGAAACGGATTGCGGTGCTTGTAGAAGCGCCGAAACGCTCTTGAGTGCGCTGTTTGCACTGCCCGCAATGTTGGCCATGGCGCCTTGCATCATCGGCAGATAGGTGGCACCCAGGGCCTTCACTTCGGAGGCGAATCCGTCAAAGAATCGGTCCTGTACCGCGTTTTTCAAGTCCTTGAGCTGCGGCAGCATGGACTGGATAGCGGTCGCGGTCTCGCGGGCGTTCGGTGACAGGTCTGCGATAGCCTTAGCGAACTTTTCGGGGTCGCCAATGTCCTTCATGGCGTCGCCGAAGCCGAGGGTGGCGACCTTGAGCGCGCCGATAGCTGTCGCCGCGCCGCCAGCGGTGGCCGGCAAAAGTCCAAACGCGCCGCTAGCGGACATGATCGCGCCGGTAAGGGCTGTCAGTCCACCAGCGGCGCCTGTGATAGCTAGACCGCCCAGGGCGCCTGCCATCGCTCCGCCGAGGGTCTTGGAAATGAAGGACGCGGCCTCGGTGATCTGCTTGCGGTCGATGTCGATCCTGTAGGGCCGCGCCTTGCTCAGTTCGCGGTCCAGCCGCTTGATTTGCAGGCGCGCCTTGCCGGTGTCGGCGTCAATGTCGACCGTCAGGTCAATGCCGTCAACGGCGCGACGGGTCTCGCGTACCAGTCGGGAGGTATCGGGCACGATCGAAACCCAAAGGGCCATTAGCTCATTGCTCATCGCTAACTCCCTTCTGTCGTTTCCATCGGGCCCGTGCCTCGCGCCACATGGATGCGAATGCGGCCATCGGGACGACCTGTTGTGTGCGGCCCCCGAGAGCTGCCGTCAGCGCGTTTGCGCGCTCACGCACGCCCGGGCGGGGGATCTGTTTTGGCCGGTTCCGTGGCGGCTTGCGCTGCGCATCCTTGGTGTGCAGCCACAGCCAGTCGTTAAGGCGCTCAAGGATTCCGGCGAGAAGATGTGAGTCGAGCGGCCAGCCTTCGGCCAGCTCGTAATGAATGGCGGTCCCCGGTGGTGAGGCCACGGTGAACGCATGCAAGTCTTCCCAGCTGCACGCCGGGCGGTCGAAACGCAACCCGGCGTGCAGCAGGTCTAGGCGGAATGCCGCCTCGTGCTTGCGTGCGAAGTCACAGACCTCGCCAATTAGTTTGGGAGTTTGGCCCCTGACCAGAACGTCAGCAGGCTCTTGATATCAGCCAGCTTGCCGCCGCCACGGAAGGCCGCGGTGATCGCCGCGATACCTTCGGCGTAGTCGACAGCGTGATCACGCATGGCCTGACGGAAGAGCTTGATCAGCATCACGTGATCGGGAATGTCCTCCAGCAGATCAGCGAAGATGTCGCCCGCGTCCGGCGTCGGGAACGGCGGCAGCGCCACCACCGTGCCCGAGGGGTCTTCGTAGCGTTTCAGCTCGGTGCCCTCGACGTAGATAGGCGCCCAATCGAACTCGGGATCGCCCGGCGCGGGGTCTGGCTTCTGACTTGCCGACTGGGGAGTGTCGACCGCCTGGGTCTCGTCGTGCTCGGTCAGCTCGTCGTCGTCAACGGTCGCGGGGGCGGTCTTTTTTGTGGTTGCCTTGGTGGCCATGTGATTGTTCCTTTGCAGGTGAGTTGCCTTGGAGTGCCTTGGGTCCCGCCCGCCTGTCCCAAGGCAAAACGGACGGGCGGGACAGCGTGGTGAATCGGTGGGCGGCTGGTTTTCGCCTCTCCTAAGCCCCGTCGCCGCTTGGCTCGGGGTCAGGCTCCGGCTCCGGTTCCGGGTCAGGTTCCGGGGCCGGGGGAGGCGCTAAGGGGTTTCGCCACCGCCTGCGGGCAGGGGCACAACCTGGCCGTCGTCCAGGTAGATGTAGGCGTTGTTGCCCTGTGAATCGGGCAGCAGCTTGAGGGTCAAGTCATGGCCCGACAGCTCGCTATGGGCGGTCTTAAAATCACCCTTCTCCGACACCTGGGCCAGCGGTGCAACCCACCGCATCGCCTTGAGACCTTCGGAGCCATCGGAGTAGAAGCTGTCAATCCAGACAGTCTTTTTCGGCAGCATCAGCTTGTTGACCTTGATGGCCAGCCAGTTGCCATGCGCCTGCGTCGCCTGCGTGTAGGCCACGTTGTCGTCGCCGTACGCCAGCTTGGCAATCTCTCGATTCATGATCTGTAGCAGCACCATCTGCCACGACACCGAAAACGATTCCTGTAGGAACGCAACGATATCGCCGCCCCAGGCCGCAATCTCATTGATCGATCGATCTTCGGTGCCGGTCACGCCGTCTTCGGAGACGAAGCCGACATTTTTCAGGTCAGGGCTGTGCTCGGTGGCGGGGATAAAGATGTCATCAGCCGGGGGTAGGGCAATGCCCGGCTTACCGATGAATACACCGCCAGTGATTCCCGGCGCGGTCGGCGAGCCGGAGAACAGTTCTTTGATATCGCCCGCTGCGCCACCTGGGCCAGCGACAATGGGTCCGGTCATGGTGAATACACCTCTCTGCCCAACGCGGGCAATGGGATTGGTAAAGATGCCTTGAGAATCAGTGCTTGACTCTGACGAGCCATTCGAGGACGACTTGATAGCGGACGTGCGTCTTGACGTCCGGGTCGTCCAGATCGGTTGGGCCACCGAGTTTTTTGGCCCTAGCCACGTAGGGGTAGCCGTCGAACAGGAAGCCAACGGCTGCCTTGCCCAGTGCTGCCACCAGGTTCGCGGTCTGAGCGCATCGAGGGCCGTCGATGTCGTAGAGCTGGGCGACTACCTGCGCCCGCGTGGCGATCAGCGATTCGTCGGGCCCGCCGTTGGAATAGACGCGCATGAAACGATCGGGGCGATTCTTGGCCGGTACTTTCTTGCCGACGTGCTGCGTGTGGCCCTGTGCGGCAAGGGTGTTGGCGAAATAGGTGACGGCGAGCTGATCAACGTCCGGGTGGACGATGAGCGTCATCGGCGTGCGGCTGCCCGCAGAAGCGAGGATGTGCGGCGCTCGTGCCCCATGGCGCGACCGGTCGCGGTCACTACCGAGACACGGGCGCGGTTCTTGCCGACATGCAGGTCTGCGGTGTAGCTTGGCCCGTCATCGACGGGACCGTTCTGCGCCACGTCAGCAGTCACTTGGTGATCCAGGTTGGCATCTTGGGCGACAACCTCGCCGACCTCAAGCAGCTTGGCCTGCACCGCCGCCGACTTGCGCAGATCGCGGAAGGCGCGTTTGTTCACGCGGACCTTGGTAACGGTCATCCCTACCCCTACCCTTCAACTCTGCGTAGGTTGACGACAGCGCCGAAGTGCTTGCCGAATGGATTGAATTCGGTGGACTCGGGATAGCCGACGCACTCAAAAACATTGCCCGCCAGTGTCACCCGATCACGTGGGCCGTAGACCTGGCCGGGCGGCACGAGCAGCACCACGTCGACAATGACGCGATCTTGGCCGACCAACTTCGGCTCATTTGACATCGCCGGGCCAGCGCCATACACAGACCGTGCGGTCGCGGGTGCCCACTTGTCGATCGGATCGCCATGTGCGTTCAGGGCGTCAGGAATGAAGGCCTCGTGCGCGACGACGAACGGTGTGGGAAAGCTCGGCGCGGTCATCGACCCGAGATGTCAACAGAGAAGGCCTTACCCGACACGGCCCAGCGGTGCAGGGCGAGTTTGTCGGCCTTGGTGAGCCACACGCCGCCGTTGGCGGCGTCGGCATTGAGGGTCACGGTTTGTGAGAAGACGTGCGCTGCATTGGTGATGGCAGTGGCCGAGTCAGTTCGGCCAGTCAGGGCGCGCGCCGCAACCCGTGAGGTCACGATGCGCACCCTGTCCGGTACCGGGTCGAACGCGCGGTCACCGCAGTAGGCAGAAACCAGGGCAGAGGCCTCATCGAGCACACCCGGCAGCCACTCAACCTCGTCAGCGGTCAGGTCGCGGCGTAACCGCGCCTCAACGTCGGCCTGGTCAGCGAGCGCGGCCACTTGAGCGCTTCCGGGTCCGGCTCGTGGCCGGGCGGGGTGTAACCGGTTCGGGTGCCTCGGCTGCCGCTTCGGCGGGCTCGGGTGGCGCCTCTGTCACTTCTTCGGCTGTCGCGTCGGTGGTATCGGTTGGCGCCCCGGTGGGCTCCGGTTCTGCGGTGTCGACCTCGCCGTCTTCGATTAGGTGAGCGCCCACCACCTCACCCGGTGGGACGGGATCGCCTGCGGACAGGCGCGCCCCACCGGGTAGGTAGATGACACCGACAAAATCGGATCGGATCGAAGGCACTACAGCACCTTTGCGGCCATGGACAGGTTGGCGTTGGCCAACACCGGCAGGCCGATGGCGGCGCCGTGAACCCACACACCGATCGGGTCGCGGGTCTTGAAAGCGCCCATCGCGATGCCGGGGCGGTCAACCTCGGCAATCTCGTAATCCGGCTCGGAGGCCTCCAGGGTGGTGCCCCAGACGGTCGCGCCGAGGTCGGTGCCGTCCTCTGCATACGCATCGACCGGCGCGGGCAGCAGGTACAGCTTGTCCTCCGGCAGGATGCGGACAGTCTGGCCCGCCACCTTGGCGCGGCGGTCGAACACCGCGATCGGGGGAAGGCCGTACGCGGACAAGGTGGTCTGTACGAAGGCTTCGGTCACCAGTCCCGGCGCGGTAGCCGAGTTGGTGGCCAAGGCCTTGAGTTCGGCAGACAGCATGAGCGCGTTGAGCACCCGGCGCGAAGTCAGGATGACGCCCGGCTCGTCGCCGTTCTCTTCGACGTAGGCATCACGCCACAGCCGAAGGTCGGTCAGCGGCTTGGAGGCCGGATCGGACCACAGGGTTGCGGCGGTGACGGCGAAGGCAGCGCCGCGACCGAAGTCGGCAGTGGCGATGAAGCCGTTCTCATTGATTGCGGCCTTGCCGCTGTCAATGACCTTGCCGCGCATCACTTCCAGCTTGTCGCTGATGGCGTAGGCGAGGCGCTTGGCCTCCTTGAGTACCGTCGACAGCACTGTGTCGGAGTCGACGTTGCCACGCAGGCGCAGCTGGTCGTATTCGGACACGCGCACCTTGCGGCCCAGTGGGGGCAGCTCGATGGTGACGCGCTCAGCGCCGGGAGTCTCCCCGATGCTGACCTCTGCGTCGTAGGAGCGGTACTCGGCCGCGTCCAGAAGGCCGTTGTCGCCCTTGACGAAGCGGGCAACGATGTCCGGCACGGTGCGGTTCGGCAGGAACGCGGCCAGGGAGCCCTTGCGGCGTTCCCGGTCGGCCAGCGCTTCGCGGGCATACCCGGTCAGTGCGGCCGGGGTGATGACATCAGTCCATAGAGTCATTGTTCAGCCCTTCCTTAGACGAAAACGAACAGGCCAGTGGTGTCCGCGTCAGCGGCGACCGTGGCGGGGAGCTTGGACAGGATCACGCGGCCGTGGTCAAGCAGCGGGGCAACGATGTCGCCGCCGCCATCGCGGACCGACTGGTCGGTGAACAGGAAACCGGCAAGTACGCCAGCACCATTGGCGCCGCCAGCGGCGTACGGCACATAGGTGTCGCCCACCTTGGCCAGCGGCAGGCCGGACTTGAGCCGACCGTCCGGGTAGTGGGTTTCCTTGACCAGGGCTTCGCGGTCGATGGTGACGGTCCGGCATGCGTCGGTACCGTGCTTGGAGCCAAGCCAGGACTGGTTGCCTGCACCAAAGGTCTCAGTGCGAACAGTGAGGTCCATTTTTCCTCCTTATGGGAGTTGAGGTAGCGCAGGCGAGTCCTGTGCTACGCGTTGGGTTTCGGGTGTGACTTCGTGTACAGCTCTGCGCCAGCGGACACCGAGGACGGCTTGGCGCTCTTGCCGCCAGGGGGTTGGCCCTGGTGCTGATTGGGCGCCGGGGGCCGTGGACCGCCATCGGTGGTAGCCACAAAGGGCTTGAGTTCGCCGATTTCGGCGTCAAGCTCGGCGTCGGTGGTCCCGACCAGCTTCTTGGCGAGCGCCAGCGGCAGCCCCTTGTCGACGCCGTACTGTGTGCGCTCAGCCGCCGCCGCCTTCGCTTCGGCCTTGGTGCGGGCCTCGGCCTCGGCAGCCAATTTGGTTTGCAGATCGGCGATTTGATCCTGAACCTTGTCAGCGTCCGTCTTGTCGCGATCCTTGATCGCTTGCAGCTCGGTGTGGCTGGACTTGAGTACATCCAGGTCGCCGTATTTGTTGGCGACCTCGGCGCGCTCACGGGTCAGGCGCTCGCCGATGATGCGCTCCACATCGGCCTGAGTGAACTTGGCGTCACCAGCTCCCTTGCCGCCGTTGTCCTGATCGTGATCGGACGAGGCCCCAGCCACGGGCCAGATCGGGCCGCGCTTGCCAATGGCCAGTGCAGTCAATCCAGTTCGGGGATGGGTCGGCAGAACTGTAGTCATGAAAATCTCCGTAGCTCGTCAGCATTACCCGGCCGATTTGACGCTGGCCGTCCGCGCTCACGCCCCGCTATGGGGTGGAGGTCTGTTCGCGCTGTTGCGCATCCATGTGGCGCAGTACCGCTTTGAAGTCGATGGCGCCGTATTTGCCCTTGGTTTGGCCCGCCTCGCGAGTGGCGGTCACCGCTGCGGCGTATTGCTTGTCCCACTGCTCGACGTATGACGGCGGCTCGTAGGAACCGCCTGGGCGCACCGCCACCGCGATGCAGTGGCACCAGTCGTGATACTTGTCGCCGTACTGCTGTGAGCCGCGTAGCGCACCGACGCGGGTATCGCCGACCTGCTGTCCGCGCTTGCCCGCCTCGCGCGCCGAGCGGAACGTAGAGCGTTGGGCAAGGGCTTCGTCGCGGGTCATCTGTCCGGCTGCGATGGCGCGCCGGTCCGATGTCTCCAAGTTCACGCTGCGACCAGTGACCCCCAGGGCCGACGCCTCGGACGTGTACACCGCGCCGCGTGTGGCGAGCATCTTGCAGAAGTTGCACGCGTTCGCCGAGGCGTAGCGGGCCCACCGGGCGCCGGTCTCGCGCTCCACATTGTCGGAGATGGTGCGCCGCGACTGATCGAACACCGAGCGCGTTGCCGAGCCCTGTAAAGCCTCGATGGGCTTGCCCTGCGTCAGTGACCAGCGCCCCGAAATGGCTAGCGCCTCAACATCGAGCAGGGGAGCGGCCACCGTTTCAAACGTGGGCGCTGATGGCGCCGCGACCACCGGCTGAGCTTCGTACCAGGCCTGCGTCAGGTCATTGGACGCGGCAAGGTACGGCGTTACCACTTCCGGGTAGGCGGCGGTGATGTACGCCATCTGCTCAACCGGCTGCATTCCGGCGATGCGGGCCAGTAGGTCTGCGATTTCCCCGCCCAGCTCGACGGTGAGCCGAGTCAGGAGTAGCTGAAACTCAGCTGCCTCGGTTGGCATCCACCAACTCCGGCGTCACGCCCTGTGGCGGTGGGGGAACCTCTTGCACAGGCGAATTCGACAACCGGTCGACCAGCTTGGTGACCGTGTTCTGTCGGCGTTCCTGTCCCATGATCTTCTGGTCGGCCTCGGAAATACCGACCTCGCGGTACGTGACCTTGGAATTGGGCTCCAGGACATCGGATGCGATCAGCTTGGAAACCCGGTCAGCATCCGATGCGGGTGTGGGCGTGGCAGGGTTGAGCCAGTTCGGTGCGACGCCGCTGACAGCGGCCATCGTCGCCTGCGGGTCACGATGCTTGACGATCAGGTAAGCCACCTGGCGCCATGCCCGCGACCACATACGCTGGCGCAGCAGGGCGCGCTTGACTAGCCGCGACTCCAGCACGCGCACCGCGTCCGCAGACGGCGGGTTGTCGGTGGCGAAGCCAAGGTAGTTCCATGGGATCGCCGACTCAGCCGAGACGTGTTGTAGGTAGTGCTTGATCTGCTCGATATACGGTGTCGGCGGCGCCGGAGTGAACTGGCCGACCTCCGGCATGGGGTCGCCTAGCTCTGGCGGCGGAATGAAGTTCATCCGCGACATGGCCACGTTCCACTGCTTGACCAGCTTCTCGCCCGCCGGGGTGTTCTCGTCAATGCCGAACTGGGCCGGGTCAACACCAAGGCCGTACCGCTGTGGCGCGGTGTAAAACTCGCGGTTGATTTCCATGCCGAGCAAGGTGCGGCCGATAGCCTCGGTCGCATACCGCACAGGCGGGGTTATCTCAGAGCGGCCCCGAATATCGGAGGGCCGCTCACGGTTCGGGAACTGGACAATCGGCACCACGCCGAGGTTGTGGTCATCGCGCTGAACCTCGGTGACACGGCCATCGCCGCCGCGCGGCAACGTCACCGTGGCCTGCGGGGTGTACAGCACTTCGGTAGTCACGGTGGCGGTCAGTGGGTCGCGGCGCTGGATCAGGCCAGCAGCCTCGATACGGCGCCGGGAATCCCACAGCACAGTCGTTTCCATAGGGGACTCGGCACCGACCACCACAGCTGGCTCATTCAGCTCTTGATCGCCGGTACCGACACTGACAAAGCCCATGCCGCAGATCAGCGAATCGACCGCTTGACGGGCCTGTTCAACCTCAAGGGCGTTGTCCCGGTATGCCTCATCCAAGACGGTGCTGTCGCCGTCGAGCACCGACCAGCCGTCCCACTCGACGCGCTCAGCGAGCACGTCGACCACAATGCCGGGCGTGCCGACAAACACCTCAAGGTCAGCAAGGTGCGGCGGCACCGCGATATCCAGATTGCGCGCCTTGTGCTTGCCTTCGTACAGCGTGTACTTCTTCTCGTTGGCGCGGCGAGCCTGAGCCAACTGGCTGCGCAGCCGTCCGAGGTACTGGACTTCCTGACCGGATAACTCGCCGGTGTCCATGAAGCGGGCCAGGTCTGCGGGCGGTGCAACCATCTAGTACACCGCCTTTCTGGTGGTCCGTTTCCGAGGTCCGTTAGTGGTTGCGCCAAGTAGCGCAAGGCTTCCCGACACCAGAGGCGCAATGTTCACGGCGTCGTCCGATCGGTCCCAGCCGAAGCCGCCTGCGTCGCGGATGGGCCGCTTCTGGGCCCCGGCGACTGCCTTGGTGAGTGCTTCCTGACCGCCATGGGTCAGCAGTGGTAGGCCGTCGTCCAAAAGTTCGGAGTCGATCGCATCCATCCAGGCGCCGCAGGCTTTGGCCATGTCCTGCGCTGTGGTTTGGCGAGCCCGGCACCGCCTGGCTAGCAGGTCAGGTAGTAGCGCCGACGCGGGCGAAGCTGAATCGATCAGGATGTCAATGCGTTTCGATGTCTCGACCAACCAGTTTTTGCCGGCCGAAATGTCGAAGCCGCTCCAGACCTCTTCGATGTGGACGCGCCCACCTTCGAGCACCCACGCTGCCGAAATGGACAGCTCGCGCCCATGTGACATGTCGACACCGATCGCCGAGGGCGTCGCATCGCTGTCTGGGCCAATGTCGATCGCCGAGGCCCACAGGCGCTTTGAAATGATGCGCTTGGTCCTGACGATCTTGTCCCAGATGCCGAGACCTTCCCGAAGGAATGAGGCCTCGCCCAGGATTTTGCGCATGCGGCGTACCGCCCGCTCACTGACGCGGTTCGGGAACGCTGGAATGGCCTTGCGCCACTGAGTCTTGTCACTCGGGTCGCATCCACGGTCCGCCGAGAACTCGACATACAGCGACTCACGCGGCACGTCGTCGTCATCGTCATCGAGTCCGGCATAGTCTTCGTCGTCGGCCTCGATACCAGCGTCGAGACGCTGAGTGGTGAAGAACTCGCTCGGGTCCTCCGGCTTGGGCGGTGTGCCCATCGTCAAAATGAGCGGGTTCTTCGCCACGTTCGTAGATGGCGTCATGTCATCGAGCGCCTTCGACGTAAGGATCTGTGCCTCATCGAAAATCAGCACGCCGATGTTCGGGAAGCCGCGACCAAAGCCGCGCTCGCGGGCGCCGAACATGATCACCGAACCATTGGTGAACAGGATCTTTTCGTCACCCGAGCCGCTGTAAATCCGCTTGATGTACGGCTTTACGCTCGGCATGTCGGCCAGGCCCTGCATCGACTCGAAAGTCTCGCGCGCCGTCTTGAACAGGTGCGCGGTCCAGATGCACCGCAGGCCGGGGTATTTGATGCACAGCGCGAACACAATTGCGCCGATCAGGTAGGTCTTGCCTGACTGGCGCGGTATCGAGATGGCTGTCGTGTCCGAGGCGTACAGGCCGTCCGGCCGCTTCGCCAAGATCAGGCGACCTAAGTCGTCTTGCCAGTCATCGAATTCGATGCCCAGCACGCGGCATATCTCGCAGATCGATGGCCACTCGGTAGTGACCATGTTCTCTGGCGGCACCACATAGCGAGCCTTGGCATACAGTGCCGGGGCTTCGACGTTCGTATCGTCAGGTACCTTCACCGCGTGCGCGATCGGGTCCGTTTCACCCGACAGCTGATCCAAAATGGCGATGTCTTCGGCGATATCCAGCAGACGCCGCGACAGCGCCGCCAAGTCGCGAATCGGGGTGTCAGGGCGGTCGACGGCACTCGCCACCCGCACGCGCATCTTGCCCAGAAGCTCGCGGCGTTCCTTGCGGGACTCGGGGCCGTCGTCAAGGTCGCGCAGAATCTCCATGAGCCGCTGCGACAGCGACGCCAGCTCGCGGGTATTGGTCTCCGGGTCAAGCACAACCGGCGTTAGGCGGTCGCGCATCGACTCCAGCAGGTCGGTCTGGTCACCCTCGCGAGCGGCCAGCATCACCGACATTGGTCGGCTATCCCTCGACCCAGCGAATCGACGGCTCGCCGCCAGCGATAGTCACCTCGGCGATACGCGCGCCATAGCCCTGATTGCGATACCGAGTCCGCTGAGACTTGGCAGCGGCGAACGTGTTGTACGACCGGCACGCAGGCTTGTGTCGATAGCTCCCGGTGTAGCTGCCCGTGTCCAGGCCGTCGTCAGCGCGGAACTTGAGCACCAAAAACAGCCCGTCACCCTGGGCATTCGCGTACATCGGCATCGCCATTTCGTCGTCAGTAACCGCACCGGGGTTTGGTGGAAAATGTGGTATGTAAATGCCCGCCTATGCCACGAGGGGCAACTAGGCGGGCGGGGGAGGGGAAACCCCCTGGTCAGAGGCCTGCGTGACACAGCCAGCGTCAGCGGCAGGGCCTGTGACCTGTGAAAATACTCGAGGTCAGCTAACTTTGACGACTAATGCGGCAACCTTCGGATGGTTGAAGCATTCGCGTAGAACGTCGACAAGGGCATCGCCCGCGACGTTGCCTGAGTTGTCGGCTTCGCCATGACGTGCGTCTGCTAGCCGTGCCTCGTCGTACTCGCCGATCATCTGTCGCACTCGCTCGGCACTGACTGGATCGAAAGCGATCACCACCAGCGCCTTTCGGTGACGAAGTTGGCGCCGATGTCTTCGGGCAGCTTGTCGCTTTTGTCCCGGTTGCACCGTCGGTGCGATGGCACCTTGTTATCCAGTGTGTCTGTGCCGCCCTTGGACAATGGGATGAGGTGGTCAACCTGATAGCTCAGTGGCTCAAGGTGATTGGCCTCGTAGTCGATGGGCTCGCCGCAGTGGTGGCATGGTGGCCGTCCACGTGCGAGGTAGCGCCTGTGCTTGTCTCGTAGCGTGGTGTTGCGCCGCACTGTCATTGCGGTACAGCCACACTCACGTTGCCGCTGGCGTCGACGGTGAATCTGTAGCCGAGCTGTGCAACAACGGCGCGCAAAATCTTGTTGAGCCGGTCCGCTTCTCGTAGCGCCTGCTCTGCCTTCCTGAGTGCGTCATAGGCGGTTGAACTAGCCAGCTCCGCAGGTGTGGCGGGACAGTGATCCATGGCGACTACCGGGCCCTTTCTAGGGCCTCGGTGATGCGGTCTATTTCGTCATTGGCCCAGTCTTGGCCAGCGGTGTCGTCTTCGATGATTGCCTGTGCCCGTATGCGTTCTGCGTCGCGCAGTGCTCGCATTAGGCCAGCGCTCATCTGCGGGCGAGTGCCCTTGTTGCGTGCTCAGCCTTGGCGACATCGAGCAGCCGATAGAGCTTGCGACCGCGATCGTCTATGCCGCACTGTGGCAGCCTGGTCTTGCACTTGGCGGGGCCGTAGCCGCGCGAGGCCCATTGGCGGACAGTGACGGACCGGACACCGCAGATGGTGGCCGCTTCTTCGGCAGTGACGAGGGATTCGGCGCCATCCGGCGCGAGTACCGCGGTCATGAACTCCCCTGAAATGCGAAAACCCCTCCGCGCGGGCGAAGGGGTCCGGTGTTTGGGTATAGCTCTGTCAGTCGCACCCATAGTACATGTAACACAGGACATTCCGCATCTGGCACTTGCGGGCGTGTCAGGGCTGACCCTGCGCCTCGGTCACAAGCTCTTCGAGCACGATCGATGTCCACAGCGGGTAGTGCTCGCTGCGTATCTGCGTCTGGCAGTTGCCGCACTCAATCCAGTCGCGTTGCACGTCGATGTAGCGCGTCAGGGTCCGCATGTCGCAGTCGGGGCATGGTGTTGGCAGGGCGATACGTGGCCGCGTCAGGCCGAGCTGGCTGCGGACTTTCGAGTGCAGCCCATGCCATTCGGCGATGATGTCCGGCGCCCATTCCTGGCGGCACAGCTTGTCGATGCGCACCGACAGGTAGGTGTGTGCGGCGATGACGGCGGAGCGCTCACTGGGGTAGTCCTCGCCAGGGGCCTCGTGCCCCTGCTCGGCCAGCGTGCTTGCGAGGTTGTCGTGTGCTGCCCGTAGGCATATGGCGATCTTCGTGAGCATGTCCGAGGCCCATTCGGCCGGGTGGCCGTAGTCCTTGACCTTGGCGCCGCGCATCTTGTCGCCCTTGTTGGGCGCCGGGAGCTGGTGCAGCTGAACCCAATCGAGCACGACGCGCTCCAGTGCGGTGGCGACGCGGCGCTGGCAGCTGCGGCACATGCCGTCCGGCGTGTGTGCTGGCTTGCCGTTGTCGCGCTTGCAATCCGGGTGGGCACACAGGGTGACGGCGGTGTCCTTGGCAATGGTGGTCATGACTCCCTTTCGGCTTGCAGTCGGCACTGCGGGTATCGGCGGCACTCTTCGGACATGCAGCCCCAAGTCCTCTCCGGGTCAATGCATGTGGCTTCACCTGCGGTTTGCGCGCTCACTGGTCGACTCCCATGGATTCGATGACGCGGATAGTGTCGGCGGCGTTGTCCGGCACGAAACTGATGTCGATGGACTGTGTTCCGTTGCCGTGGGTGTGGGTGCTGATCGATCGGACTTCACCGGTCAGGACTACGCCGTTGATCCACAGCGTGCGACGCGTGGGTGGCGGGGCGACGGGCGACGGCGGTAGGGCGTCGATCGCGGCGTACAGCCTGGCCGCTTCGTCAGATTCGAGCCGTATGGGGCCCGATGATGCGGCGAGTAGCGCCGAGGCGTCGCGAATGATGGTGATCGCATCGGCCACTCTTCGGTTTTGCAGGCCAGCCCAGTGCGCCTCGGCGAGTTCCTGACCGTTGGGCTCCAAACCCACGAGGCGCCAGTCGCCCTGGTCTTCGCAGAACAAGACGCAACCGCCAGCGATGCCGTATCGCCATTGACCGTCCACGGTGCCCTTGGGGAATCCGGCGCTGCTGTCCCACGTGATCGCGCTCATGCTGACACCTCGGCGGCTGTCGGGGCCTTGTCCTCGGTGCGAGCCACATGGGCAGCTGGCGCAGGGGCGAGAACTCGCCGCGCCGGAGGGTCTGCCAGGTAGTCGATGGCCCGTCGCAGCGCCTCGGGTCCGTATCGGCCAATGACGACGTGGTTGCATGTCGTGCACAGCAGGCCGCGCACTGCTTCGCGTGTGTTCCCGAGCTTGTGGTCATGGTCGACGGCTAGCCGCTTCGTGATGCCCTTGGCCCGTCCGCAGATGGCGCAGGCGCCGCCCTGCACGGCCAGAATCGCTTCGTATTCGGTCTCCGTGATGCCGTAGGTGTTCTCGACCATCCGGCCATGGTTCTTGCGCCGGACGGCCTTCTGGCGGGCCCTGCGGTGCGTTTCGCAGCGGGGACCGGGCCACGGGGCAGGCCGCAGTGTTGTGACGCCCTCGGCAAGGCAGTCCTTGCATTTGGGCTGCGGCTTGGACTTCGTGGTGGTCATCTCAATCCCTTCGGTTGTGGTTGTTAACTGATTTCTGGGCTTTGCAGGGGTGGAGGTGGTGGAGGCGCCTCCACCCGGTCGACGCCCCTCCGATTCATCTGACCTGGGCGGGGGCCTATACACGTGAATGAGTGTTATATGCATGTTTATATATATGACCAGTTAGAGACGTTTATTAGGGTGCCCTTGGCGGGGGCAAGTGGAGGCGGTGGGGGCAGTGGTGTGGTGGAGGCGCCTCCACCACCCCCGGTGTTTGCTGGAGTCATGACCAGCCCCACCGATCAGCACGACCGTTGGCGGCGATGACATGGGCCTTGTTGTCGTGCTGTAGGAACACGAGCGCCTGCTCCGTGAACGGCTGTAGCCGCTTGGTGAGCTTGTGGCGTATCTCGCGGGCGGTGTAGCCGTCATCCCCGGCCTTCTCCAGCAGCTCGGACACCTTCGCGATGCACCGAGCCATCAGGGCCCCATCCTCGACCGCCTTCTCGATGTCAGCCGCCGACTTGGCCACACCTTGCAGGCGCCCTTTCTGGCGCGCCTCTTCGGCTTCGGAAGCCGCCAACTGATCGAGCACCCATTGGCGCACCGCGTCGGACACCGCCGCCGCGACCCCGGATAGACGCCAGTCCTCCGAATCCATCGCCGACCGGCCGTCCAGGATGGCCAAGGCGTAGGCGAACTTCTCGCGGGCGAACAGGGCATGCGAATTGAGTGCCGCTGTCTCACCGCGCGCCTGGGAGGCCCGCGTGGTCACAATCAGGCCCTCGCACTCCGATGGCACCCGCAGGGTGGCCGGATACTGCCAATCGGTCAGCCGTGGCAGATGCAAGGCGCCGTTGAATGTGGGCCGCACCGCCGCGATACGTGGGTCGGTAGCCGGAAACCACATAAACCGCTGCGGTGTCCCGCCATCGGCGTCGGCGAACATGGCCCGCGTCCGGCCCGGCTGGGCGGCACACACCAGCGTCATCCGATACGAGTGCGCCGGAAGCACCGGCAGCCGATTGCCTTTCCGGTACGCAAAGCCCAGCGAGCCGCCCGTGAACGCCGACCGCAGGATCGGCATCACCGTCGAACCGCTGCGCCCGGCCACCGCCGAATACGAGTCAATCTCATCGACAGAGAACAGAATCGAGCGGTGACCCGCCGCCGGGTCCTTGACCGTGCCGTCGTCGTTGCGATCGCCGAAGGCCTCGATAAGGCCTTCGCCGCTGCCCAGGTTGAGCGTCTTGACCTGATGCGGTATCAGCTCTTCGGCGATTTCCATCGCCGTCGACTTGCCGCCGCCGGATTCAGCGGCCAGCATCGCGAACCAGTTCAGCGAGCCGCCACGGGAACCGATGATGGCGGGCAGCTTGATGTGTGGATCGACCAGCGCCAGAGCCCGTGCCGCGCAGCAGGCCAGCACCGCCCACGGTGAACACATGCCGGCAAGGGCAGCGGTATACACCGTGCTCAGCGACGTGCGTGACTGCCAAAAGTCGCCTTCGTAGTCGCGTACGTCAATCCGCGGTGGTTCGGTCGGAGGCGGCACGTCGACCGGTGCCGCCGCCGTCATCGCATAGCTGGTGTTCTCGGCGTACCGGGGCTGCTGCTTACCGGACTCCAAGCCGCTGCGGATGGTGCGCTCAATCTCGCGGTCCGTCATCGGCGTCCCCGCCGTCGACCGCGCCGCCGTCGTCAACGAGTCGATTACCTCGAGTTCGTCAAGCCCGTGCGGCACGAGCTGGCCGAGATTGAACGCCGAAATGTTCAGCTGGTCGTTGCGCCTGCCTTCCCCGGCGGAGGCCATCTCCACCATTTCCTTCTCCAGCGCGGCCCGGTAGTAGGGCGCGGTGTCGCGGGCCGTGGTCGCCGTGCGGGGCACCGGGCGGCGCTCCGGCTTGAGCCCGATGCCAAGGCGTTCCATGTTTTCGAATAGGTCATCGCCGCTCACAGGTGCTCGACCTCACGCATCGTGCGCACCAGCTGCTCGGGGTTCATCCGCCCGTCGCCGCGCATGACCCACGATGTCGGCTGCCATGCGCTTGTGAGACGGTCGCCGCCGTAGAGCAGCGGCGGATGATCGCCGATCGACTGGAGGTAGGCGCGGCGCACTGTGCCGGAGGCGCCGGGGTGCCCGATCGCGATCAAACCGATTGGGTTGGCGTGCAATCCGTTGACTGCGGTCAGCTCAATGAAGACGCGTTGAAACGGGGGCAGTGACGCACCCCGGCCTGTCCGGCCCAGGGGCGGTCGGTCCTGTTCGTGCGTGACTTCCAGATCAGCCCAGGGCATTTCAGCCGGATCTAGCTCCCACCACCTACCGAGCACCTGCGGTGATCCCCAGTAGCGCAGCAGCGCCCGACTATCGGGCCGGAGACGCGTGATCGACTGCTGACCGCCACGGACCGGAACCATGAACAGCTTCGGCAAGGGCGCCGAGGTGGCTGCCGGATCGATCGTGTACGCCTCGTCCAGTGCCTCGAATGTGGCCTCGGCGCCGCGCGGGCTCATGGGCGGCGGGAACCGAATAGGCCGGGGGAACTGGAACTCTGGAGGCAGGTTCGGCACAGTGCCGTTGAACCAGCTGGCCAGCTGCTCGCGCTGCGCAGGATGCTCGCCTGTCAGCAATTCGATGAAGTCATATGTGTTCTGTATGGTCCGCAGGCACCGCTGCAACGGATCTTGACCGCGCCCCATCCACCCCTGCATCACTGAGCGTTGCCGTTTGCGCCAGCGGTACCGAATGCGTTGCGGCCCAGTGGCGAACGCGCCAGGGCATCCCACGGAACGCCCGTGGTTGTGCTGGTCGTACTCGCCGAGATGGTTGCGGTCGACGCCCGTCCACGGGGAGCCGTGCCAGTCGCCGCCGCACAGCGTGCACCGGTCCACGCCAGTAACTACCGCCTCGGCCCGCGAGATGGCGGCGTACTCGCCGCCCGCCATCTGCTCATCGACCAGCGCGTCGATAGCGTCCAGCACCGACTGTTCCGGGTTAGCGGTCATCACTCCAATTCCTCTGTCGTGTAGATGTGTTCGGCTGTCGCGCAGGGGAAGTCCCGCCAGTAGTAGCCGCTGGAGCACTCAACGCACTTTCGCCAATCTGGCGATAGCCCGGCGTCGGCCAGCTCGCTCGGGGTCATCGGCCGGTGCAGTTTGCGAATCGACTTAGCCATCTCACGGGCAGCAGCAACGAAGAAGTCCTCGTTTCCGTCATGGGCCACAGCGCTCCATGACGGGCCGAGCGGGAACATTGCCGCCCACACCCGTTGTGCGGCTTCGACTGCGGGGTCGCTCATCGCTCCAGTTCCTCTGTCACATAGATCAAGGGGGCGAGGTCGTCTAGCTGAGATTTGAGCATCAGCGCTTCGGGTGAACACTTGTCGCTCAACCGCTGTGATTGCTTCTGATGCCAGTCCCGTATCGGCCTCAAAGCCTCATCGGCCCCGACCTCGGCCGCGTACCCGAGGGATACGTTCATCAGCCCATTGCCGATGCGTCCGATAGCTTTTGCTCTCGCCGTGATCGCCGGATCTGTCATAGCTCCAATTCCTTGCATGATTGGCAGAGATAGTGATCGACCCAGATGTCAGGCCAATACGTGACAGCGCGTGTGGGGTTACGGCGACAGAAGTGCCCGCAACGTCCGCACTGAACGGAGCCCTTGGGCGGATCAGGTGCGGGGAACACGATTCGATGCTTCATCGCCATGACATCACCTCTGCGCCGAAGGCTGGATTGCAAAGCACTGCGGGCGAACGCGTCTCGCGAAGCTGCTCGACTATTTCGGCGCCCGGCATGCCGTCGCTGAGATAGAGCGCACGCGCGACGATGAGCGATGACCGATTCAGACCGGCCTGGCAGTGCACCAGCACCGGCCCTGTCTGGCGGCAGTCATTGACCCAACGGGCCAGCCGATCGACCTGACCGAGGTCCTGACTTTCGGCGTCGAACATGCGCACATACAGTTCAGAGTTAACAACGCCGTCGATGCGGTAGCGCTCCCACGGGTACAGCGAAACAACGTGTTTGATGGTGGCAGGCAGGACCAAGCCACCCTCGCAGCCGCCCTGCCACAGGTTTGGCGCCACCTGTGTCATGAACGGGACATCGAAGTCGATGCCGCCGTGGTAGGTGGTTCCACACATCCGCTTTGTGAGCGGATCGGTGGCGATGTCGATGCGTGTCGGATCGGTCACGGCTGCACCACCGGTCCGTCAAAGACATGCCATACCAGACCAATTGGCGTAATCACGGTGCCGATGAAGTCGCGCTTGCGCACAGAGTCGCGCAGCCGCTCCGGCATCGGATTGCCCGTGCCAACCACGTAAATGCCCTTCGGGCAGCCCTCGCCGTACTCAAGATCATTCGACCACAGGTCGATGGCGGTATTCGGGTCCGTGCGTGACTGGGCCACCGATAGTAGGTATCCATCGTTGGGTAGCCAGACCGTCTGGTAGTCGATGATGTCGAGTTCGTGTCGAATGATCCTCATGCTGCCTTCCGTTCAGTGTTGTTGTGTGCCTTGATGTCCGGTGATGGCGGCATGAGCCATTGCCATGTCTGGTGGTCGCCGAGGGTGGACGGGGCGCCGACCACGTACCCACCAACTCCCCGGTAATCGATGCCGGGCAGGAAGCCAGCACGGTTGCCGCGTCCGGTGGCTTTGACGTACAGGTGGATGCCAGCTGGTCGGCCTTCGGCGCGGTTGCCTGCGGTCACCACATAGCCGTGAACGTCGGGCAGGCTGCCCGCCTGTTCCAGCTGTGCCAGGGACTCGCGGCCACCCGGACCGGGGTCGATGTCCACCACATCGAAGGCGTGGCCGGTAGCAAGCCCAATGTTGTAGCTGGGGTTGCCGTTCCACCAGGTTTCGATGCGGCGCCGGTTCGTGGTGGCGTCCTTGAATCCCTTGAGCGTGGCCGGTTCCTTGCTCCCGGCCTTGAGCGGAAACACCGGCCAGCCGAGGGCCTGGCTGTAGTACAGGGCTGAGCCGCGCAGGGTGGGTCGTTTGGCGGCATCGATGGTCGCGGCCAGCTCGTCGGCGCGTGCGTCGTCACCGGTCTGCACAGCGGCCAGGAACTCGGAGCACTGGATGTCTACGGCGGTCGGCTTCGGCTCGCATGTCGGGTGCACCGTGTCGTCAATGCTGGTGACCAACATGGCCTCACCGCACGAGCGGCATGTGCTGAACAACCTCATGCGATGGCCTCGACGCGAAACTGGCCGTCGATGTTGTAGCCGATACGCCACGCGCGGCCCAGCGGCGTGACGCGCACCACGGGGCGGTCGATGGTGGCCACGCGGTCGTTGCGATGGGACACAGGCGACCGCACGACACCCAACGCGCCCTCGGGGAGGATCACGTCACCGCCGGGTGAGCCGTTCCACGACACCCGGTAGAAGGCGCCATCTATCTTGCGGGCGACGCACTGATTCTCGGACGGGTCGCGCATCTCGTGCTGTGCCATGGTCACTGTCCCTTCACGTTCATGACCTGGCGCAGCTCGGCGACGACCTCAACCAGCTCGGCGGCGTCGTCCATCACAACGTCAATGTCCTTGTACGCCTGCGGAATCTCATCGATCCACGCCTCACCGTGCCGGTACTCGATACCGACCATGGCCTTGGCAAGGTCGTCGGCGGTGAACAGCTCGCGGGCCTTGGTACGCGAGAACCGGCGTCCGGCGCCGTGCGGTGCTGAATACAGGCCTGCCGGGTTGCCCTTGCCGCGCACCACATACGAGCGGGTGCCCATCGAGCCGGGGATGACGCCCATCACGCCCTCATTGGCGTCGATAGCGCCCTTGCGGGTTAGCCACACATCGACGTTCCCGATCTTCTGCCGGGCGGTGTAGTTGTGGTGGCAGTTGATGCGTTCGACCTCGATACTGGCCATCGCGTCGGCGTTGGTCGGGTCGGCGCCCATCCAGTGCGCGAACGCCCGCAGAAAGCGATCCATCATTTCGGCGCGGTTGTACAGGGCGAACCGCTGCGCCCAAATCAATTCCTTGATATACGAATTGAATTCGTCAGTGCCCTCGGCCAGGTAGGCGAGGTCACGGTTCGGCAGATCGATCCAGTAGCGCTTGCACAAGTCCTGAGCCACCTTGATGTGCTTCTGGGCGATCTTGTTGCCGACACCGCGTGAGCCGGAGTGCAGGAATAGCCACACCCGCTCGTAGTTGTCGACGCACAGTTCGATGAAATGGTTGCCGCCGCCGAGGCTGCCCAGCTGCTCGCGCCACTTCGGCGAGTGCGACAGATCAACGTCGTACTTGGCCATGCGCTCAAGATCAGCGATCTTCTCGGCAGTGAAGTCGAACCGGTCCAGGCTCCGGTTGTAGTTGCCTGGGGACAGCGGGATGGCCGACTCCACCGAGGCGCGCAGCTTCGATAAGTCGCGGCCGTCGATGTGGGCACGGACGTAGGCGGTGCGCACCGCGATCATGCCGCACCCGATGTCTACACCGACCGCCGCCGGGATGACAGCGCCGACTGTGGGGATGACGGTGCCAACCGCCGAGCCCTTGCCGCTGTGTGCATCCGGCATGAGCGCAACGTGCGGGTGGATGAACGGCATAGAGGCCGTTTCCTTGGCCTGCTCGATGGTGTTGGCGTCGATCTGGCTGGCGAAGTTCAACAGGTTGTGGCCGGGAATGCGATTCACTGCGGTTGCCTCTCTGGGGGTGTGGACGGCTGGCGGCGGGGCAAGGGGACACCCGCCGCCAGCCGCCGCCTTACTTGACGGGGATGGTGGGGACAGGGGTTGTGGGCCAGCACAGAAGCGCCAAGCCCTTCTCGCGGGCGATGTCCAAGCACTTCGACACCAAGACGTTGGGGTCGCGCGAAACCGACGCGGCCAAGTTGGCGTTGGCTGCCGCCTGCGCCAGGGCCGTCATCTTGGCCTGCTCGGCGACAGCGGTCGCCGCCCGCTCTTGGTTCAGCTGGTTGATCTTCTGCTCGGTGCCGTCGTCGTAGTCGATGGTGGGCACCGCGACATCCAGAATCTCGACCTGACTGCCGACCTTCGCGGCCAGAATGTTCTTCGCCTGCGTCGACAGCTCGGGCAGCGGTGAACGGTCAAGGTTCTTCGGCGCCAGAGGATCGAACGTTGCGAACACCTCATTGAGGGCAACCTGTAGGTTGCGGGTCACCAGGTTGATGCGCACGTTGTCGAATGTCTTGTATTGCAAGAACAATTCGGGCGCCGCGTCCGGCTTGATCTGCCAGCGCACCGACACGTCAGCGTCCGCCGTCGAGCTGTTGCCCAGCCGGACCTTGATACGTCCACCGTCCTTGTGCTGGTCGATCTGCACGGCGCCGTCCATCTCGGTCACCGAGGTGACCGGCGACTTGAGATGCAGGCCGTTGGTGAGCGTCGTGCCAGTGGGTCGGCCGAACTTCGTCTCGATGCCGATCTGCCGCGTGCCAACGACAGTCGTCGCGGCGAACGCGAAGAACACCAGGCCGACAACTCCGGCGACAATCGCGCCTGCGAAGCTCACCGCACGCTCTTCATTGCGGGCGAATAGGCCGATGATCACGCCAATGACGGCGAGCACCGCCAGAATGATGAAAATCCACATGGATACGGGCATTGCTTAAATCCTTTCTATGCCTTGGAATTTGGAGGGTGCTGGTGACATGGGCCAGGCTGCCACTGCGCGCCCAATGCCTGCATTAGCGCGCTGGCCCATGTCCTCACCGCAGGCGCGACCAGCCGTCGATCAGAACGGCGGAGTGGAATCGTCGGCGGGTGCCGAGGTCTGCGCCGCCGCGACCGGGCCACCGGCACCGCGCGCCACCTTGATGCCGAACACCTTCACGGTGCCGTTCTGCGTCTTGGTGAAGTCCTCCAGCGTGATCTTCACCAGGTCACCGGCTTCAAGTGCCGCCGCCTTAACGGCACGCTTGAGCGACACCTGCCCGCAGGTGATGTTGACCAGATCCCCAGCCGGAAAGTCGGTGCGCTGTCCCGCCTTGTTGAATGAGGCGGCAGCCTCGGTGAGTTCGACCGTCAGTAGCGGGCAAGTGCCGCCGTTGAAGTCGGTGCCGCCGCGCTCGGCATACTCCAGCACCTTGCCGGTCACGTGCTGACCCTTGGCGTCACCCCATCCGACAAACGCCCCCTGCGGAACGTCGATGTCTTCCCATGCAGTCATGTTGCGTATTCCCTTCTGTTACTTACTGGTTGGTGCCAACAACTGTTGGCGTTCAAGGCATGCCGCCTTGAGGTCTTCGGTCAACTCGCCGCGCTCGACGGCTTCAATCCAGAGGTCGCGCAGGGCATCGACGTTGGCGCACAAACCAACCCGCTCCGCGAGCGGCACATCGGGGCCAAGCTCGATGAGTCGCCCCAGGGTCGCCAGCTTCCGGCGCAAACCCTTCTGATGCTTGTCGCGGGCCACCTTGCAGTCGGCCCAGCCCTTAGTCAGGTCAGCCCAAAACAGTTCGCACCTGGCTTGTTTCATCGGCAGGTGGATGACGATGCCGCGCTTCTGGTCAACCGGCTCGCCGTCCAACCTCACCTCGGCCTGCGGGTCATAGGGGCGGCTGCGCGAGTACATCGCTAGCTGCGCCTCCACCATCCGGGGATGCAGGGTGCCCGTCTTGAGGTCGACAATCTTCGGTCGGCCCTGACGCTTACCGTTGGCGCTGTAGCTCGACACCCGGTCCGGCGTGCCCGCCACCCGGTAGGGGTCGAAGACGTGCATCTGCTCGGCTGCGTGATGGGTGAGGCAGCGCGTGGCCATCCGGTAGGCCTCCACGTCCCGGTTCACCTCGGCGACCGGAACCGGCTCCAGCTGCTTGGTGTTCTCGTTCCACCACTGGCGGGGCATCATGTCGCCCTTGTCGATGGCGTCGGTGATCTGGTGGAGCATCGAGCCCCATTCCTGCTTCTCGTCGCGGCCCGCCAGCCGTGCTGCGCGCCGGGCGATGTCGGACAGGTCGCGCGGCTCACCCATCCACGCCATTAGCTCTTTACGCAGCTCCGGCGACATCACCAGACCGGCCAAGGTGAGGCGTTCGGTCCAGATGCGCAGGCCTTCGCCGCCGTCCTCCAGCTGGTCAATGAAGTTGGTGGTGCGCTGGTACGGGTAGCGCTTGCTGCCGTCCTCGGCCATGATCAACGGCTGGTTGTTGCCGTTGCGGTACACGCCGAAGTAGTCCCGCTCCGGGCCGGGCTCAACGTCCGGTACCGAGTCCCAATCGATTTCGGCGGTCATCAGAAGCACCCGCCAGCGTGTTCAAGGCGGCAGTCGGGGCACACCGATACCAGCGCCGCGTCGGCCTCGGCGTCGACATCGATATCGCACTTGACGTGCTCGTAGTGACCGCCGACAGCCCGGCGGATGCGCTCGCCAGGGAAGATGTCTTCGCCGCACTTGCCGCAGACGCCACGGTGTGCTGCCCTGAATCCGTCATCGAACTCGACGGTTTCCCAATCGATTCCGCTCACTCCGTGCCCCCGCCGCGACCGCCTCGAATTCTGTAGATGGACGCGAAAGAAGTTGGCCGACTGCAACTCAAGGGCAACGCTGTTGCCGCCCTGAATCTCGATTCCTCCGTCACGGATGGCGACGCCGATCTGATCGAACGCGCTGCCACTTCCCGAAGGGGAGAAGTAGACGGTCTGGTATCCGTCCTTGTCGTCAATGTAGATCGGATTGGTGTAGTCGCCGTACCAGATCCGTGACTTGGTGATCGTGGCCAGGTGGGCGTTGAGCTTGTCTTCGGCGGCGACGCGGCCCATCCGGGCCTTCGCCAATTGCTCACGTGCCCAGGCGGGTAGCTTCGCCTCGCGAGGATCGATGTCACTCACAATCAGCTGCCTTTCTTGATGAATCGACCATTCGGACCACGGTCGGGAGTGATGATGAAGTGGTCCCACTTCTGAAACACGGCGACGACCTCGCCGCCCCACGAAGACGTGGAGAGGATGAGTCGACCGTCTACGTCGATCTGATATCCGTTGGCGCGCTGTACTTCAATGTCCTCGGTGGTCTGCGTGGGCAAGATGCCGCCGCCGCTGACGATGGCCCGTACCACGGCGCTCATGCGTGGGCCTCGGCCAGCTCGATGGCACGGGCGAACCACTGGCGGGCGCGGTCGAGAGTCTTGACGCTGTTGTCGTTGTAGCGAAAGATTGCCCAGGCGATGCCCCTGGCATCTGTCGCTTGACTAAGCGCAAAGTTGCTCTGGCGAGCTTGGATAAGCCTGCGCGCTGCCGGAAGAGTCTCGGCAGCAATCCATGTGAATTGGTCGGTGTACTCCGGAACCTTCGTCAGGTCCAACTTGGCGGTGTACGCCAGCGCGCCGAGGGCGCAGGCGGCGCACTCATCGCCCGGCTCAATGTAGCCGGTGCTTCCGGTGCGGAAGCCATTGCGCTCGATGTAATCCCACGCCTGGCGCAGCTGCTCAGCGTCTGCCTTACTCATTCCGGTTCCTTAATGTCGAATAGTGCTGCGCCGCCGTTGATTCGGTCGGCGTCGTGATGCTGTTTGCAGAGCTGGCACAGCATGCGGATGTTGGTCAGCGACAGATTGGTGTCGTCGCCGTCGAGCGGCACCGCGACCAGGACGACCTTGCCGATACCGCCGCCCATGTCTTCGCCTTCGCCCCACTGGCAGGTGCGCGACGCGAAGTGCAGATGTCCGCATTCGCCCTTGCACTCGCAGTGGTTTTTCGCGCGGCGCTTCGCCTCGGCTACGGCGTCACGGCGGGCCGCGCGCTGCTCCAGCTGCGCTGCCCGGCCCCGCGCCATTGCCTTGGTGGGGTAGGAGCCTTTCTCGGCGAAGTCCTCATTGCCGAAGCGCTTCACAACGCGGTAGCGCCCGTTGAAGACCTCGCGCACGCCGTACCGGGCGCTCATGACTTGGCCTCGGCGATCGCCCATGCTGGCGGCTCATACGTCCTGTGCTGATCGTCCGTGGGCCGTATCGGCATGATCAGGCCGACGAAGTTGTCACCGATGCTGACGACAGTCGGTGCCACTTTCGTTGGTGTGACCACCCACATGCGCTCGGACTCGGCAATCTTCGCGAACCTGGCCAGGTATCGCCCGTTGTAGCCGCGCAGCTCAGCCGACAGGGCACCGTCACCGCGCGGCGTGAGCAGATGCCGCCAGCCGGGGAACGGATCGGAGGCGGTCGCAACGGTGATGGTTTCGCCGGTCGTGAACGCGAACGTGATTGCCGCCGCCTTGGGGTCGACGGTGATTGTGCATAGCCGGTGCGGCCCGTCTCGTCGCAGCGTTTTCGCGATCGGCAGCATCCGCTTCACCGCGTCGATAGGTATCGACACTGCGAACGGGGTTCGCTTCTCGCCCCGCTCAGCCTTATGCAGCTTGGTCCGGCTGACGCCGATTGTGAACCGGTCGGTGGCCGCCGCGATCAGACTGTCGACGGGGGTGCCGTTGTGCGCTGTGGCACCCACATACTCCAGCCGCACCACGGCGATACTGGGGAGATTGCTGTCGGCGTGGGCGAAATACGATGCCTCGGTGAGTATCCGATGCAGCTCGATCGCAAGTAGCTTCATGACCCGCCGCCGCCCGCCTCGTAGACGCGGCCGATGACCTGCAATGTGCGATATGCCTGCTCGAAGTCGACCACCTTGATCGGCTCCAGGTCCTCAGCGATGCCCGTCACGTCAACAACCCACTGCGGGGTCGGCTCGCCGCCGTACATCTCGGGGTATGCCGTCGCCAACGGGTCCTCCAGCCCAACGACACGCACATCGAAGGTGTCACCGTTCTGGTCAATCAGGTAGCTCATAGCCACCCCGCTTGAACCGCGACGATGCCGACGATGAACAGGGTCACGATGATCATCAGCGCGTGATCCCAGGCGTCAGAGGGCGTCGACATCTGCCCTTGCCGGCATTTTTGGCAGACCTCGCCGCCCATGGGGCGCATGACAACCCGGCCGCACCCGCCGCAGACAGTGGCGGTGTTCATGAGGCATCCCGCGTCTTTGATCCACGTCATGCGGTCACCTCCGATTCGGGATGCCAGATGTCGGCTTGATTGACAGCGGCGTGCCAGACCTCGCCACGGTCCTGGTTGCCTTGAGTAGCGCGAAGCCAGCGACGTTGCCTGTAGGTGCTCTCGATGCGCAGACGCGACATCATCGTGTCCAACGTGGTGCCCTCGGCTTGAATCAGAAGCCCCAACGGGACACCGAGATTGGCCAGGGCGCGCCCACCGATACAGTGCGGGCGATCATCGTTGCCGACGTACTTGCCTTCGGCCTTCTGGTCGGGGAACCGCTGCGCAAGCCTGCGAATCTCGGCGATCACCTCGGCACCCGTGAATTCGAACGTCGGAAGCTCTTCGCGCTCAACTGATTCGCGCGGCAAGACCTTGAGTGGGGAGACAGCACCGCTGTAGCTCATGACTGCACCGCCGTCCGTAGGTCGAGGTACAGCGCGCCGATTTGGTGTAGAGCGTCGATTGCTTCGCGACGGTCGTCCAGGATGAAACGGGGCAGGTTCCGAGCTGTCGGCGTCTTGATGTCAATCGCCCAGTCATCGCCTCGTCTGAATGCCTCGGCGATCATCTGGCCAGCGGCGCGAAGCTCCAGCCGATCAACACCCAAGCTGACCACCTGCACATAGTTGACGGTGGCGGGAAGCTCGCCGACTGTGTGAATGACGTTGATACTCACTTGATTGCCCCTGTCTTGGCTGCCACGTAGATGTGCCCGAACTGCGTCAGGGCGTCGATAACTTCGGACTTGTTGATGACGAGGAAGGCCGGAAAGGGCGGGACGCCGGGAATGTTGGGGTCGACTACCCACGATGGGCCGCCCCTGAATAGGGTGGCAACACCGATGATTTGGCTCCCGGCACGCAGCTCGATCCGGCTAGCGTGCACCTCCACGATCTGCACCGCGATCGGCTCGGGTGGTGGCGGCGTGAGTTCGCCGATGGCGCGAATGACGTTTGTGCTCATCGCTTCACCTCCACAGTGAGGCTTTCCAGCGCCTTGGCGATCTGCTCGTCGGCGATGGCACGGGCCCGCTGTGCGCTGACGGGCGCGCCCTCGGCCAGGCCTGCGTCGTATCCGGCGGCGTACGCCTCTGCGACGGCACGCGCGCCGTCCAGGGCCTCGACGTGGTCTTCCGCGTCGAAGTACGGGCCGGGCGTTTCCGGTTCGACGCGTCGGCCGTCGACTGTGGCGATGATTTTGTCGTTGACCTTGAAGACCTGCGCGCCGTCTTCGCTGGACTGTGTGTACTGAGTGCTCATTGGTTTTCGTGCCTTTCCTTGGTGTTGGTGATGACGACGACAGCGCCGGATTGGACTTGCCGCCAAGCCCATTGCGCCGCCGAGACCGTGTTGGCGGTGTCGATGCGTTTCCCGCCGTCCGTGCGACCGCTGATCACGAGCGCGCCGCCTTCTGGTTGGCTCGTAGGTCTGCGATGGCCTGATTCAGCTCCGCCGCATGCTCTTCGGCCTCATCGATGTTCAGTCGAATGTCCAGTGAGCAGTTGTCGGCGGAAACCAGGATGTGATCGCCTTCGACCTTGGTGCTGAGTTCCACGAACGCGCTGGCGCCGTATGAGATAAGGGCGCTCATGCGGGCACCCGAATCAAGGTGTCGGCCGCGTACAGGCGGAATCCATCGACAACGCGCTTCGCCGCATCGGGATGTTTAGCACCAGCCGCGATCCTGACAAGCCCCTTGTCCGGGTCGATGACCACAACGCGATAGACCTTGCCGCCCTTACGGATGCGGACCATATGCCCCTTGCGGAGGGGGCGGCGCTGCGCCGACATCTTGCCACCCTGACGACTCGCACATGGCGCGCACTGTGGCCGGATGTTGCCGCGCCGGTACGTGCCACCGTCAACGCCCGCGACCGGATGCCGGTCAACGGTGATGGTGTCGAAGTCCAAGACGGTCGGGCATGTCGAGCACCGGCATGTGGCGCCATCGCCGAACGTGTCGAGCAGCCATTGACGGCGACGCCGCCGATCTTCGGCCGAGCCACGATCATTGCGGTTCGTGGTACCGCGCCGGACGGTCATGCGTTGCCCAACTCGCGCAGTGCGGCGACCAGGCGGGCGATGAGCTGCGAAATACGCTCGGCGTCATTGTAATTGGTGGTGTCGATGCACAGCCAGTCCGGAACATCCAGCTCGGCGCGAGCGGTGTCGGTCAGATGGACGCAGTAAGCGGCGCCGCTGCGAATCTCTTCGACCTCCGTGACCCGCTCGCTGGCCCGACGCGGCGCCACGAAGCCGCCGCAATCCTTGTCGGTCCACCAGGTAGATGGCGCGGTCACCGCGCACCGGCCTTGAGCCCGGCGATGTAGATATGGGCGATGGCGGCGCGGGTCCGGCGGGCGGCGGCTTCGTCGGCGACCAAGAATCCGGGCACGAAGCCCCAGGCCACCGGGGCGACATAGATCTGGTCGCCATCGCCGGGCTGGTTGAGACTCAGCCAGGACGACGCCACCACTTCGTCGTTGACGAGAGTTTCGGTGTCTTCCCCGTTGGTGATGTGCTCGATAAGGAACGGGGGAGTAGTGCGAATTGGCGTGAGTTGGGTAGCGTTGGACATGCCGAAGGCCTTCCTTGAGGTGGGAATTCGGTTCTCGATGGCGCTGGCGGCGGGGGACTTTGGCGAGTAGACCGCCGTCAGCGTTGGGGGTTATTCAGTTGTGGCAGTTGGGATTATGAGGCGGTCGGGCGCCGCTTCCGGCGCTCGGCCCATGCGCGTATCTCGGTGGCATCCCACCGGAGCTGACTACCGGCCCGAGTAGGCGCCGGAAGGTCATAGAGTCCGCGACGGCTCCAGTAGCGGAGCGTTTCGGGATGGATGTCCAAGATCGTGGCGGCGACCTTGGTCGTGACAAACTCCGGCGCTTGCGTCTCTCGCTGAATGCGGAGCAAGGCGCGGAGTGTTTCATGGGCCGAGAGGGGAGTGAGGCCGGTATCGGCGATAGTTGTTGCAATGCGCGCCATTTCGACCGGCGAGCTGTCTGCGGTCATGCCCGCCTTGGCGGCAAGTTCTTGGAGATTCGCGGTCATGCGCCAATCTCCGTGACGCTGTAGTCAGTCGTGATCGCGGCCAGCGGAACGCCGAGCACGGTGGCAATCTTGCGCGCCAGATCAGGGGTGCAGCGTCGGCGACCGGCCTCGATGTTCGACAGGTACGAGTGGCTGATACCCAGCTCCCGCGCGAGGTTGACGGACCGCCAGCCATAGGCCTCGCGGAGCGCTTGAATCGTGGCGCCCATTCGTGCTAGTTCGTTCCGGTTCGTTCCGTCTTGCATGCCTCTGAACATACGTACCGTGACCGAACCGTGTCAAGAATGAAACGGAAAGAACCGGCATCTACCTTAAAGTTCCTGGTCACGAATGGTAATCTCTGTGTACGAGGTTCCAAAAGTTTCCAGATGAAGCAACGGAGGTGGGCATGGGTACGAATGAAGCCGAACGGCTGGGGCAGCTTGTTGTCGCGAGGCGGATTCAACTTGGCTTGCGCACTTCGGTGGCACTTGCAGAAGCGGCAGGACTGACTACCCGAGTGATCAGCGATCTGGAGTCGGGTCGGCGGTCCAATTTCTCGGCGTCTACCAAGGCCCAAATCGAGGGCGCCCTGAAATGGCACACGGGATCGATTGATGACGCGCTAAAGGGGGGTGAGCCGCGCCCCATTCGGGGTGCCGGGGTATCCGACTTACTGCCACCTCGCTCTGACGCCCATGCCAATTCCGAGGCCAATGCGGTTCAGGGGCTTACCGAACGGCGTGAGCGCATCCGTGAGGGAGTCGACACCCATCGCAAGTTATTCGCTGAGATGCTTGCCGAGTACTTGGTAATGAGCGCGCGTAACGCGAAGTTCTTGGAGAACTCGGATGATCCGGCTGTGCACGAGAATCGGGCACAGCTCGCTGAGTTCATGTACAACGCGACGCGCAGTGTCGCCATACACTTTCTCGTCCAGCTTGATCCGTCCTGGGATGTGCCCGAAGTCGTTGACACGGTTAGTTCATTGCTGACTCCAGCAGATCGCGAAACGCTTGAGTCGTCTCGCGAAACGTACATTCGGGCTTACGAGATTCTCGACCGGATATCCGGGCCTGCTCGCCCCGCTGACGGCACGAGTTCATCGAATGTCACCAACCTCGCCGACCGCAGGCCGGTGCCGCCGCCACCTGATCTTGACGACCTTGACGTGGCGGCGTCGCGGCGTGAAAAGCAGTCCGATGGCGAACGCGACGACGACGAGTAAGCGGCCCCTCCGAGCTGCCCGTTCTCGGAATGACAGCGCTGTAGTTCCTGGTCAGCGCCGTATTTGTCGGTGGTCTGTTCTAGCGTCTCGCACCATGATCACGAACCATTGGCATCCATGGCGAACGCTCGCCGAACACTATCCACACATCGCTGTTTCCTGCGATCACGTCCTGCCCCGGGGAGTGGCCGGACTGATCAAGGGCAACACCATCTGGCTGTGCAAGAGCCTCACACAGGCTGAACGTCGCTCGACCTTGACGCATGAGTTGATCCACGTTGACCGGGGCATCGCGCCCGTCATCCACCGCGCCCGCGAAGAGCGCTATGTGGACGTGCTGGCGGCACGCCGACTCATTCCGCTGCCCGCGCTGCTGCGTGGGCTGCAATGGACCAACGATGATTACGAACTGGCCGAAGAGCTTTGGACCGACGTTCACACCGTGCGGGTGCGACGCCAGACCCTAACCCCTGCTGAGCGCGACTGGCTCGCTGACCGCGTTGAAGACCCGCAACGCCCATGAACACTGTTGAAGCCCTTGCTATGGAACGCATTTGGTGGCCTGCATCCGGCGCCAAGGATGAGGCAATACGCGAGCGTTTCGGCCTATCGCCGGTCCGCTATTACCAGAAGTTGAACGCCATCATCGAGACGCCAGAGGCGCTGGTGATCGACGCACAGACCGTCAACCGGCTACGACGGATAAGGGGATGAGGATGATTGCGGAGCTGGCTGGTTTTGTGATTCAGATGGTTGGCGTAGGGCTTACGGCGTGGGGCTTATTTGTGGCATGGCGTCGCGCTTCGGGTCGATTCACTCAGTGGCGTAAACGAATTGATCAGTTTCGACTACGCCTGGCCAGTAGGCCGACAAAGCGCGATGGTGACAACCTAGTTGAGCCGCAGGCAGGCACACTAGAACTCGCCGGAGGCGTAGCTGGCGTGATAATCGCGCCAGCTGACCCCGCCGCCCGGCTTGAGTATGCGTTGAAGGTGTTGGCGGGACTCGATTCGCGTATCGATGACAGGATTCAGACTGCGCTGGACGCGGAACTCGCCGAGTTGGGCAAGGCGGAGAACCTGGTCAAGCTGAGCGATATCTATTGGGCCCTAGGCGGACTGGTTGTCTCTGCGTGCGGGTTCTTTATTGAACATGTTCCGATGCTTGTCAAGTACGTCTGCCGATGTGCCTCATGAACAATGAGATAGGGGAGACCGGCCATGCGAGGTAGACCGCCGCGACCTATTGGGGTGCCAGGCAAGGTCAATCTGAAGGAGATGCAGCCCGGCTTATGGCGGGCCATTGTCCGCGTCCGCGACGCCAGCGGAAAGTCACGAAAGGTGATGCGGTTCAGCCCACCCCGGACGGACTCGCGCGGACGCGCTGTGCCTGACCGCGATGGCGCGCGCGCCCGTGACGCGGTGCTAGTCGCCGCTTCCGAGTTGTCAGTGTCGATCCTTGATGCTGACCTGTCGGTCGAAACAACAATAAGGTCATTGTATTTCGACCACTACCGCCCGTATTTGATCAGTCAGGGGCGAGCGTCGGGAACGCTAGACAGGTATGACGCCGAAGCCAAGAGCTTCAATTCGGCCTTCGGGTATCGCCGACTTCTGGAGGCGCCCACCCCGGTCATGGAAAAGTATTTGACCACGGTCGCCGAGACGCGCGGCCCGGACTCGGCCAAGTCATCGCGCACCGTGCTTTCCGGCATGTACAACTATGCGATTCGGATGAGCGGCGGTGCCATCACCGTCAACCCGTTGCGCGAGGTGAAGCTGACGCCGGGCAAGAGCGGAAAACAAAGGGGCGCCAAGCATTTAACGGTGGACGAGGTGTGTCACATCCTGGTCAGCGTCCGCACCTCTGAGCTGCCATGCCCAACTATTCTGTCGCTGGCCGAGCGGAAGAAGAACCGGAAGCGATACGCGCCGCCCACGGTCGCCGAGTTTTGCGAACGCGTTGACCTTGTCGATTGGGTTGTGATGCTTGTCGCGACTGCACACCGCAGGGCGCAATCGCTCGCCGTCAGGTGGCCGGACATCGACCTCGAAACTGGCATTTTGCGGCCCTCGAAGAAGCTGATACGGATCAAGGGCGGCGGTTTGGCGCTCGCCGATGTTGACGATGACCCTAAGGCGAGCGAGAACGAGATTGCGTTGCCGCTGTTCGCGGTCGAGATGTTGAAGGCACGCCGAAAGCGGCTCGCGGAGCGCCAGCTTCTCTACCCTGGCCCCATCGCGCCGGAGTACGCCGATCTGGTGTTTCCTTCGGAGTGCTGGACGCCGCGTGACCCGCACAATGTTGCCGCGCAGTGGCGGCGCGTACGTTCAGCGCTAGGCCTGCACATGAAGATCACCGCGCACAGCTTCCGCAAGGCTGTAGCAACCATCATTGACGATGCAGGGCTATCAGCAAGGGTTGCCGCCGACGTACTTGGGCACGTCGACCCGGCGATGACTCAGCGAGTGTATTTCGCGCGAGGGCGAGCCCATCCGGCTGCGGCCGATGCGGTACACAAGGCCATCGGCGGCGAACTTTAGGCGCCCCGAGAAACGCCAAGAAGGTGGACACTAAGTGGACGGTAATTCGCACGACGTGATGGCTGTTCGCCATTGTGTTCGATTGTCCTTGACTGTCCAAAAGTCTGAGTATCCGCTGGTATATCCCTATTTTTGGATTGTCCTTGACTGTTG